ACACACGCAGAATCTTACGTTGACATACTTCTTGAAGCCCAAACCAAAAGAAAGCTTTTAGAGTTTCCAAAGAAAATTACCGACTCAATCCGCGCCGATCAACACCCGCAAGATGTTATTCAGTCAACTATATCAGAATTACAAACAATACAAAAATCTACCGAACAAGATGTTTTTGAAATATGGAAATTATCAGATATTACAAATTATGTTCCCGATCCCGCCAATTATATTGCTGGACTTGGATGGATTAGACGTGGTGCGGGAACATTACTTACAGGTGGAACTGGCATTGGTAAATCAATTCTTGCTGAACAAATTAGCCTTTGTGTTGCATCTGGTATCAATATTATTGGTTGTATAAGTGTCAAACAAGGTTTTCGTGTTCTTCATGTGCAAGCTGAAAATGATCAAGACACACTTAAGCGCGATATTGAATCCATTATCAAAAATATAAATCCAGCCATGAATTCAGAAATCATTGAACAAAACTTCCGTATTTGTCATGCATATGGACTTTGTGGACATGAATTTGCCATTTGGTTACGACAACAATGTGAGAAATTTAAACCAGACTTTATAAATATTGATCCTTATCAAGCATACATTCCGGGCGAAATGGATATAAATTCATCCGCCTGTTTTCTTTCATGGATTCGCCCAATAAACGCTATTATACGCGAAAATAACTGTGCTTTAATGTTAGTAGCACACACTCCAAAACCAAAAGACCGTGAATCATGGACGGCCCGTGAATCTGTTTATATGGCCGCCGGTTCATCTTCTATTTCAAACTGGGCGCGAACATCAGCCGAACTTACTCAGGCTGGTGATGAGGATGGACGTTTCCGCCTACGATTTGGTAAAAACTGCGAACGCACAGGAATTACTAACGAAAACGGCGGAACTGTCCGTGATATGTTTATCAATCATTCTGGTTCAATCCATGAACCCTACTGGAAAACATCCGAAGACCAATCAGAACCATCCAAAAGTAAGTATAAGGCTGACATTATACGTTGTGCTACCGATTTCCCAGATATGTCCCAACGCGACATCGCCCGTGAAGTCGGTTGCTCTCTTGCCCTAGTTTCTAAGTGGTATCCAAAATAACCACACTTTTACATCTTTGTTCATTTTCCGTTCATTTTACCCGTCCTAAAACTACCCTAAAACATACCTTTTTTCCGGCCATGAAAAAGCGTCATTTTGTTCAGTTCACCCCTAAGGGGAGTGAACAGTGAACAAACAATTTGTTGACGCTAAATTTCATGGCGTTCAGTGAACATAAAGTGAACAAAGTGAACAAAAGTGAACGCTTACTGTTTTTCTTACTTAAATGCCTCTTAAAATCTTATCTGAAATACGTTAAAAATCCCAAATTTTTCAAAATCCGCGCAGAGAGCATATATACATACCACCCTAGAAGTGAAGTTATACCCCCTGGGGTGGGTGGGCGACGTGGCTGTATGACGGCAACGGCACGGGGCAGGATGCACCAGGCAGGGCGATCAGCGCAAAGGTAGCAATCCAATAGGCATACGCGATCCCTTACTACTATTACAACGTTTGCATGTCATACGTAGATTGTATGCGTTATTAGTGCCGGCGTGTTTGAGGGGAACTATGTGATCAACAGTCATTGTGTTAGTTAAGAACCACTTACGACAAATAGGACATCTAGTTTTATTATGTTTTAAAGCATTAAGAATAAACTTTTTGACATCATTTCTGCCGGATTCTCTTGCGTGTCCGTGCTGGGTGCGACGATATTTATACTGCCCGGCTTTGACTTGAGCGCGAATTATGTCCTTTTTATGGATATATTTACCATCTACAAGAATATAAACATCATTTCTTTTTGATCTCATAACGTCGCATTGTTCTGGAGAGTAATGTGTCTTCAAAAACTCTAAAGTATTGAGTATGTGATCTTTATAAAAAGTATCATTAGTAGACATAAGTATTAAACTGCGTCCTTACTGGTCAACCCACCTACGCCGCAAGGACTTACAACAGATGAATTTTGTTGATTATCCGTCATAGGCTCTTGGTGGGGCGTAAGTGTGGCTCCAGCCCTATCCTGCCCTGTTTGCAACGTGGCAATGATCTCGGCTGGCGTAACCTTGACAAGCTCACACAACGCATCCAAGAGCTTAGGCAGGTCATCCCGCATGCGTCCAGACCGTGACCAGCGGCCTATCTGGGCGACGATCTGGGTGGGATCAACCGACTTATTGGCATCGGCGGCGCGTTGCTCATCATCTTGCATCTCTCTTAATTGCTTAGTAGCCAATAACTTATCACCATCACGACCAGTGTTGACTATGATCTCTAGGACATTACGTAGATCAGCGCGGCAAAGATGAGTCCGCAAGCACCTTGCGGCGAGCTTGATATATGCGAGTCTTGACTTGCACTCCGGACGGTTAATTAAGCGAGACGCTTGCTCTTGTGCAGTCTTATTACTGCAATTTTTGTTAATAAACTCTTGATATGCAACGCGTTGCGATTTGCCCTGCGCAACACCCAATAAAAATGAGTCCGTTGCGGCGTCTTGCAACGGCTTGCGACCGGGGTGATCTTGTGCACCGGTAAATGCTTGTGGATCAATCGCGGCTGTTGGAGCGTCAGAATCCACTAGTTAAGCTCCCAAAAGTATTGGCAATGTGGGGTTGATCCAAAAAAATGGGCTTGGCGCGGAGCGCACGGAGCCGGGCAGAGCGCTCACGGCGCAGGCGGCGCTGGCGCTTGGTAAGATGTCCACGCTCCCGGAGAGCAAGCGATTTGTCCGATATTGATCTCATTTGCGGATAATATACCATAATGCGATATTGCGGTCAAGCGGATTTTTTGGGGATTTTTTGGAAAAAAACATAGGCTAAAACGGGCTACAGGGTGGCTAACGCGCCGGGGGCTTGATAGTATGAGGTGGGTAAAATGATGGGGATTGTAGAATAATATATTATAATACCATGATAAAAATAGTTAAAAATAGATGTTGACTAAAAATGAATATCTGATAGAGTTTTAATAGTTAAGAAATAAAAGGCAAGTGAAACGGCCAATGAAAATACAAAAGAATAATCACGCCCAGTCCAGCAGTAACCGTCCATCATCCGCCCAGGATGTTGCGTTTCACCGGCCTGCTGTGGCTGGGCGTTTCTTTACTCAAAATATATTGAGTGATTATTTCCCAGTTGGATTTACTGAAAAAGATATAGAGCATTATCTTATTACTTATGCGATTTATGGTTGTGATTTAATACAAAATCAATCAGCAAAAAATAAATGTTCTCACAGAAGACGCACGCGATTATTAAAAGCAAAAGGTAGTTTTACTCAACAAGAATTTACAGAACTTTGCAATAAATACGGAAATAAATGTTTATGTTGTGGGGCTACTGATAAAAAATTACATGCGGATCATATAATATCATTAAAGAACCACGGAACTAATGATATAGGTAACATTCAACCACTTTGTAAGCCTTGTAATTCAAAAAAACATATTAAAACTATTGATTATAGACCAAAGAACATTCTCAATAATGAAATTCATATTATCAAAAATGAAAAGATTTTGGCATAAATTATGACGTTGCAAAATAAATATATGCGTAATTACTAGGATATTACAAGATATTATATAATATTATCAACTTGGCACGGCACTTGCTATATATAAAAGTATGAAAAAACAATATGCACACTGGGCTACTCCGGAAGAAGTGAAAAGTGGAATTAAATATAAAACCATTGACGGCGCACACTATATTATGCGCGTGGGAATTAAAACAATCAACGGCGACTATGAAAGCGCGTGGAAATGGTATCTGGCGGACTGGCGAGACATTGCAGAAAACAAATGAATATATACCGTAAAAACAAAAACCATGTAGAGAGGAGAACCAAATGAAAGAAAGAAAAGTTGAAATTGATGGTGATGGATTAGAAATGTGTTTTGATGAAAAAATGGGAGCATCCCTTTGGAAGGGAAAAAAATGTGTTGCGAGCTTGGGTTTGTCGGATGATTTCACAAACGATTCCGAATTTAACGATGATGAAATCCGGTCTGAACTAAAAGGAATACTGGAAGATAATGGATTGGTTTCAAACGGACACGGAGGATGGGAAAGAGACTAATTAACACAACAACCCCGCAACGTGCGGGTGAAACAGGAGGGGCAAAAATTATGAAACATAAATATACCGTGCAGAGCGGCGACGGACAACATGATTGCAATCATAATCATCGCACTTGCCAAGCGGCCCAGCGATGCAAAAGTAAGCTGACAAGCGACGCAAGATATTATGGGGCGCGGATATTACGGGATGGCGAGCGCGCAAACGGCATAGGATTGTGGGCAGACGGCGAGCCTAATTATTAATTACAAAACTGGATAAACGCATAAACAACAATAATAGGAGGGCGGAAACATGACGATCAATCAAAGAATAAGAAAATTAGTCGGCAACCGCGCAGTCGTAAAAATTTCTCGTGCCGATCCCAAATATTATAACAGAAAATTTGTGCAGATTTGGGATTACTCCCATTGTGGGTCGCGGCAGTCAGAAAATTATCTAGGAGGAATTAAGCAAGAATTGATTGCGGCAGGAATCCCGGCGAAGCGAGGACATTATGCAAACGAATTAAGCTTCTTTGTATAAATTAACCCGCGCCCGGCGCGTAACGTGGAAACAAAAATAAAGAGGAGTAAAAGAGGATGAAAGCACAACGTATCTATCCTAAACCGACCGCGGAAGAATTATTAAGAGCTAAAAAATCTGCTCATATTACATTTATTAAATTATGGAAAAAACTATCAAAGGAAAAATAAGGGGGAAAAATGAAAAACAGTAGATCATTAACAGAGAGGATCGCGGAGTACAGGGCAGATGGTTGGGCGATTGATGCGGATAACACGGCGCGCAAGGATGGTGTCAGTCGCGGGATGGCGCCGGACGGTGAGTACGATAGATGGCTATTATTGCCGGATGGCGTAGATGTGCAATTATCGGCGCATGATCAGCTGGTACAGCAAGCACTATCGGCTAATCGAGAGATCGCAACCGGCGCACTAGCGGTAAGCGGTATCGGCCATATCCCCAGCGCTTGGATTGATTACGCGGGACTGGAGCGCAATAAGGTAATGTATGCACGCGCCCAGCAGGCGGCGCGGGAAGAATTGGAGAAAAAATTTTAGCCTTTACGGGAGCGCAGAATAATTATGGAAACAACGCAAAAGACACACACGCCCGGCCCTTGGCATCTTCACGATATGGAGCAAAACACCGTATGCGGCCCCGATCATTTGGCAATAGCATTTGCAAATACCAGAAGAAATGCCCCACATGCGGCCAACAGGCCGAGCTGGACGGACAGCTACAATGTCAGTGTTCCGATCAACAATATATGACAAAGGATAACAACATGGACACAAAAAACACAACGCAGAGAATAATTATAGAGAAGACAACGGAAGCAAAACATACGGCATTGCCGTGGAAAATGGTTGAAACATCGGTGAAAAATTGTCCGCTTGTAGTTGCTGGCGACGGAACGCATGACGGTTTTTCTTTGCAACTTAACAGCCGCGCTAACGCTGCCTTTATCGTCCGGGCGTGTAATAACCACGTGCAACTTCTGGAGGCTTGCAAATTAGCTTACGAAAAAACACACGATCCGGTTATTGAGCGCATTTTGAAACCAGTCATTGAACTTGCCGAGCGAGGCGAGGAAGGGGGAATATGAAAATACAAATAAATAATAGCGATTTGTTATGTATTGTAATAATAATGATCGGAATAATGCTATCTTGTTTATTTATTATATCAACTATTCAATGAAATATATCTTTACAAATTCTTTCCACGGCCGAACCGCGAGCGTAACTTGTCGGGGTTGGCAAATTAGTCAACGGCAAATTAGACGACTCTGGATGAAACTTTGCGGTCGTTTAGATTGCCAGGTTTGCAGTTACGGCGGGCTATCGGGAGCAAACCGCTACTGGCTTAAAAAGCTGGGTGGCAACATTGACAACAACGGAGCAGAAATATGTTAAAATCCTGCAACAGTAATATGGATTGTTACCGCAATTCTTGTGAGATGGAAAGGTGTCCTCTTAGAAAGCGCGAATACTATCTTGACCGGATTAAAGACGCTGTAAAAAGAACAAAGGGAGCATTTAATAGAGTTTATATTCCTGATTACAATGAAGCGGAAGAAGACAAGGAAGAGTTAAAAGCTGATCCTATTCGGTTAAAAATTAAGCGGCCAGAAATTGAATACAAATTTGAGAACATAACAATAGAACGAGTTTTGGATGTTCTTAGCAACGGCGATTGCGCGAGTGATAGGGAGGGATAAAATGAACACTAACGAGCAAAAAGGCGGCTACGAAGCCGAATTGAAAGAAGCTGAACGCGCCGAAAACCAAGAACGAACTACCGCGTGGGGCCGTAGAAATCGCAACGAAATCTTAACGGTTGACGACTACAGACTTTGGAAAAAACGCAAAAGGATTAGAACGGCAACGCGATGACGAATAACGTGTAATATGAAAACCTATGACAACGTAAATATGCGATGGCCTTCTGAAGAAGAACAAAAAGCTGGTAAAAAAGCAATAGAAATTGCTATTTATAAATGTCATATCGGATTGATAAAAGAGAAATATTTTTGGGATGAAGTTTATTATATAATGAGAACAATGCGTGAAAAAAATATAACATTAGAACCTGACTTCTGGAAGAAATAAAATGAAAATTGACAGCGACAAACTTATTGCGGTTTTACATATTGGTTACGGAGACGATTTGAATACTACGCCCGAAGGTTGGTTTATTTCCAAGAGGGAGCGAATTATAAAATGGCTCAAACAAAAGGAGGAAGAATGAAATATCAAATCCTGTATTGCGATCCTCCTTGGCGGTATGGTTGTTGGTATCAATCCGAAAAAGTAAAACGTAACGCCGCCGATCATTATCCTGTTATGAGTTTGCAAGATTTAAAAAGATTGCCGATTTCAAAAATGATGGCTGAAAAATCTGTTTGTTTTATGTGGATTACATTTCCTTGTTTGTCGGAAGGTTTAGAATTACTTAAAACATGGGGATTTAGATATTCAACGGTTGCTTTTACGTGGGTTAAAAAAAATAAGAAAGCAAACAGTTGGTTTGTCGGGTTGGGGAATTATACTAGGGCTAATGCTGAAATATGTTTGCTTGGGATTAAAGGTAATAATTCTTTGCCGAGGAAAAGTCATTCAGTTCGTCAAATTTGTGATGCTCGTATTATGCAACATTCACAAAAACCTAATGAAATACGTGAAAGAATTGTAGAATTATTTGGCAATTTACATCGCATTGAACTCTTTGCCCGACAGCGAACCCCCGGATGGGATGCAATCGGCTACGATATTGACGGCAAAGACATAAAAGACAGCCTAAATGACATTATAGCGAAGGGGGGATATGCGGATAAGGGACAGGCAGATATCGCCAGTCTTGGCGTGATTTAGCCCATGTTTTAACGGCCCAAATGGGCCAAAAGTAACGAAACAGCAAAATAAAGGAAAAATATGAAAACTCAGCAAGATGTAACAATTAAAGCTCCAGCATTCCAAACAGCGATATTTAAATTAGTGGGAACTGCCCCACTTGTAATTCATCGTTTTAGTGCAAAAACCAAAGAGCAAATGACCCAAAAAATGGTGGCTGGCAAGTCTGCAAGTAGCAAAAAGAATCGTGATCCGAAAGATTTAGAGCAAGCATATAACGAATCACGGTATATTTCAAAAGAAGGTTGGGACGGTTTTAACGCTAGTGCAATTCGGTGTGCTTGTATTGATGTTTGCAGGTTGGTAAATTTTAAAATGACTCTAGCGAAGATGAGCATATTTTGTATTGCCGATGGTTGGGATGCGAAAGAACCACAAATCCCATTAGTGCGGATTATCGGAAAATCGGTTATGCAAGAAGATATTGCTAGGGTTGAAACCGGACAACCTTATATTACAATCAGGGCGGCATACCATGACTGGAAGGCTAACGTAAAAATTCGTTGGGATTCTGACCAGTTTTCTCTAAATGATGTAACAAATTTGATGATGCGTGTCGGGATTCAATGCGGAATTGGCGAAGGCCGACCGTTCAGCAAAAATAGTGCAGGTATGGGCTGGGGAACATTTAATATAATCGGAGGTGAAAAATGAAATTACCAAGTCATGCTACGAATAAAGAACAAATCAAGGAATTAAAAGAAATTGCCGAAAAGCACGATGGTGTTTTAAAACCTATCAATGTTATTGCTTTTGCTAAAAATCCTGAGACTGCCCTTCATAAAGCATTTGAATGGGATAATACTATTGCTGGACAGTTTTGGAGATTAGAGCAAGCAAGAAAATTAATCCAGTTTAGTATAGAAATAAAGAAGATTAAAAATAAAGATATTGCCGTTCGTGTCTTTCTTTCTCCAAAACCAAACGAGAAATTTAACGTCAAGGGAGATGGCGGATATAAATTAGTAACAAACCTTCTCAAGAGCAAAATGGGACGGGAAGAAATATTACAAACGGCACTAGATGAGCTAGAATCGTTCCGTAAAAAATACCATTGGTTGTCAGAATTGGTTGGCGTGTTTTCGGCTATTGATGAAACAAAAAATAGAATAGAAGAACAACGTTCTCAAAAGCTCAAGAGTAGAGAAGAACTTATTAAGAATATTGTGAAAAAACATCAGGATGATTGATTTGATAAAAGGCGCGGAGGAGTATGTCCATGTCCGGACGAGAGAAGTGAGGCAACGCAGGTTGGGAGTAGTTAGGTAGAGATCGGCGTTGCATGGCGCGGTGGGGTTTTGACTGAATAGGCAATGCAGGCAACACAAAACGGAGGCATAAATTTCAATCATTTGTGTCTCCAAAAATAATAGTAAAACGAAAGGAAAATAAATGAATGACCACCAACCAGACCCTAGCCGTGATTGCAAAAGACATCCGGACAACGGAGGGAATTGTCCTCACGCTTATCTTTGTAATTTTATTGCCTATATGGAGCGGCAACAGCCAGACGACAAATGCTTGCTTGACTGGATACGCGCCGGAGTCTGCCGGGTATGCGGATTCTTCAAGTGTCTCACTAAACGATCTTGTCTCCGCCATCGCCGTCGTAGAAAGCGGAAACAATCCAATGGCAATGGGCGACCAAAACCAGGCGGCGGGAACATTTCAGCTTCACCGTTGTGCGCTTCTGGATGTTAATAGAAAATATAGAACAAAGTATTCCTGGCCTTCGGACTGCATGAACAAAACAACGGCTCGCCAGATTACTAAATTATATCTGGAAATACTTGGATATAATAAAAAATCTCTAGAAATAGTTGTACGCAGGTATAATGCTGGAAAATACTGGAAAGGTCAACGGGCAAAAGAATACTGGAACAAAGTTAAACAAGCCCTACGTTGACTATTTTGACTTTTTAGCTTTCCAAAACTTACATTTCCCTAACCTGTTATATGGCTTTTTTATTTTGCATCGCTGGTATCCCCAAAGCCAGAGGGCGCACGTTCCGCAGGTGGGAAGTTTGATTTTCATTTACTTTTAGTGATCTTTGCAATTCCGTTTGTTGTATCTTCTGTAAATTGGATTGCCGTTAGAGCACGTGCGAAAGGAGAGAGCCAGCATTTTATTTGCTCTATGCTAAACCTCAACTCCTCTGGCCGGGGTGGTTGCGCTGGCGCGTGATCTTTTTCCTCTTCGCCACACATACAGCAACGATTTTGTATAACTCTTCCGGGCGTAAATTCATTGCATCTTGTACGCACCTCCTCCTTGACCACCGGCTCAAGGATGAAGTTACTGACGCTTCCGTCATCGTTTTCAAGTTTTATTTTCATTTTTACTCCAGTTAATTTTATCACTTTTACTCATGTTTTGTTTCCCCCATAACGGCTGAAGATTATCCAAGCTCCAGCAATACTGGAATTCCTGGTCTTCTGGCTTATCAAAAATAAAAAACGACACGGGGATAATGTGATCTATATGCCACTCGCCCATGTTACCCCAAGACATTCCGCCAGTAAAAAGAGACTCCATGTGCGCACGTAAGTCATGAACGGTATAATTTACAAGTGATTCCCAGTGATATCCGCCTTTGTTTTTGTGAAGTGATTTTCGGATTCCCATACCCATACGTCGCAATAAAAGATGCTTAAGGGATAAGTTAGTCCCGGAAAATTTTTGTTATTAATTTCCACAATCGTTTTCATAGATTTCCCTCACCCCATTTAATCACGTTTTTTATTTCCAGAACACAAAGCGGACACGTTACCGGACCGTCTTTACAAGGGTGATGAGCGAAAGGATTGCTTTTTCCATCCGTCTGGTCTCCATCGTACGAGTTTCCACATAATGTATATTCTGTGTGAAGGACGCTCAAAAGATGAACCAGTCCGTCGTTGCTTTTTGCATACTTCATATCATTCCTCCGGCGTGATCGGGCCTTGCCATTGACCCTGAATATATTTCAAATCTTCAAAGCATTCCGTTCCAGACCGATAAACAATATCTCTATAAATTTCAACAACTTGTAGTTTTCCTCCTGTCTCTTTTAACCAATACCATCCCGGCTCGGTCGGCAGAATTGACAGCCACCCGCGCGGGTTGCGTTGCCATTTTGTGCAAATTCCTTGTTTAAGATATTTTGTGCAAGGAAATACCATGCAATTCTGGCATGATTTTTTATCCATTTAATTTTCCTCCAAGGTTTTCTCAATCTGTCGTTGTCTGCCAGTAATCGCTTTCAACAACAAATCTTTACCGTCGCACAGCTTTTTTATCTGCTCAATGTCGGTAAGAACGTGTTGCAATTCGGTACGAAGGTTGTCGCGTTGCCGTTCAAGTATATTTTCTCTGTTCATATCTGTAATATACCATATTCCAGAATAATATCAAGGATTATTTGTAAGTATTTTAAAAAGGTTAGACAGGGACGATGTGGCCACACCTTTTCAGGGTACGGGTATAAAGAGTTATGGCTTTCTAAGCCCCCGACCTCCGACGAACGAACATTCTATTGCCATTTGCGCATGTACTTACGTCAGGCTGGGCGAACCATATCAAGCCTTCCAAGAAAGGTCGGCACCCGACAACCAGAGGCTGTACAATAGTCGCTCATCTATATTTACTCTGCCTGTCTATTTAAATTAATTTTAAGCGATTCCTTGCGGCGTTTAAGTAACCCGCAAATCCACCATGCCGCCATTTGACGATTGCCAGCCGGTACTACATGAACATTGTAGTCAAATATCAATTCACATACGCGCCGGACAACAAATTGACTCGTTACATGACCCGAAGTGAACAGCGAATAATCATAGATCGGTATGTCCTCCAAATTAAATTCTAACACATAGATTACTGGTAATCCCCATTCTCTTGCCCTAATGATTTTCTTTAATTCGCGTATCCACGACTTTGCAAGGACAACGGATTGAACGAAGTCCGCCAAAGATTTACGTTCTATTGCAAAGTTATCTTGATCTCCAAATAAGGCATAATCAAACGTGGAAATTACGCCACGACGTGCATTCGCGTATCCTGCCGGAAAATCCAATGGCCTTTGCTCATTTCCAGCCACCAAAATTTCAAGCACGTCAGACAGTTCTGCTTTACCTAATACGCTTTTTTCACTCATGATCAAAACGGTAATTGATCCACTTCTTCTTTTTTAGTTTCTTTCTTCTCGCCTTCATCCACTGGAACCGTTGCTTCTGGTTTAGCGTATCCAGAAAAGGCCACACGTTTTTTCATTATTTCTTTTTTTCTACCCATGTCCGGGCCAGTTTCGGGAATGTATATTTCAGACTTTTCTTCAATAGTAACGATTGAACGTTTGCCAATGGCATTAGCGACGATGAAATCAGTCAGAACACCCAACGCGTCGTCATTGTTATCAGGCAATTCTCCGTTAAATCCGCAAACATGTTTTGCAACTAAAGCTACACGACGAATCGCTTTGACCGTGCAAAATATATCATCCGTCCAGTTAAATTGACAATCAGGACTTTCCCATGTTAGTCTAACATACGGGGTATGTTTTGTTTTTGACGTTTCAACCTTTGCATCCAAGCAAACAGCTTCTATCTTACCAACTGGCGGCATAGGCTTTTCTAAAAATGAATCTACGTTTCTACTCATTATTTTCTCTTCCCTTCTATTACTGGTTTATCCTGTTTCTTGGTTTCCGCAACAATCCTCTTGAGAGTTTCGCGTCCTTTTTCAAGTATTTCAGATGTGAATGTTTTTGTATCACTTTCAAGTGCTGTCCATGACACTTGTTCTCCAAACACCTGACGAATCAGTTTGACCTTTTTAACCTTGTCATCATCGCTACGTCCAGGATAGGCAAGCAACAATTCATCTTTGACAGATTCAATGATTGCCTCGCGTCTAGCTTTGAGTGTTTCCCAATTCGCTCCTTCACCTTTTTCAAACATTTGTTTGCCTTCATGCTTTTGCGGCCCCTGACCGTTGAGATTTAACATGTCAAGGTGAGGACGAAAAAATTCAATGTCCGGATTGTTCTTACTGGTTAATCCGGTCATTATATTGAATCTTTCTTTAGTTACGAAAGCCAAATGTTTAGTTCCAGACAGTTGCATCTGCACAAGCAATGACGGCTCGTATCCCAATTCCTTTTCAGTCTTCATTTTAACGCCGGTTTTCTTGATTTCTTCCTTGCCTTCTTCGTCAATAACCGTGTCCCAAACATCACCTTCGCGGCCAATAATAACAATATGCAACGGGGAATAGACAAATAGTTCCGAAAACTTGTTCCACATGTCTTTTATCGGCCCCCAATCTTTCATGGAAAGACGAACGGTGTTGACATTACCACCAGCCCCGGCCACGCGGCTTTTCTTAGCCTCAAGATAGTCTTGGCAAAGATCACGCCACGGATGGGTTATTGAATCAATAATGGCAATATGTTTTTTCTTTACACATTCATTCGTAAATTCAATTAAATCAGCAAAGGAACGCGAAGAAAAAGCCAATAGGTCTTTTCCTGTGATTTGTTTTACCATAGGCGCAACATATCCAGCGGAAGGTTCGCTATCATACATAGCAATCTGACTTTCAGGGCAATATTGCTTTTGAAATTGACTCAAAAACTTTGCTACCGTGTGTGTTTTGCCTGATCCTGTATCCCCAAAAAATCCGCCCTTCAAATGAGAAGGTGCTATTGCCGGTTTAAGTTCCATATTGTATTACTCCTTCATTCATTACATTTTTTTCACTCATTTTCCGTTTCTCCTTGTGTTTGCTGTCTTCTTGACAATTCAAAAAATTCTAACAATGATGTTTGATATGGATATTGTTTTGTCTGTGTTATAAAATCGTCATACAACTCGCTTAACGCCTCATGCAACTGTTCGTGTCGTTTGCGGTGGGCGGGGGACATTTTATCTGGCATTGGCGATTCCTTTCATTATTATTTTACTGCCCATCCGCTTTAGTCTGTTATTTTAGATGTGTTCCTGGCAAACTTTCAAATACAATATGCGTTTTACCAAAAGCATGAACTTTAAATTGTCCACCCCTAATTTCAATTTGTTCGCCTATTTTGAAAACTGGCCCCTGAAATTGTTTGGGTATGCCAACCTTTGCGCCAGCTTCATCAATAGGAATATCACCGAATATTTCCTTTAAACTTCCATCTCGTAGGTCTTGCATGTTATTCCTTCTATTCGTTTGTTTTTGGCCTGTTATCAATCGTTGCGCCCTTGTCCGTTTCATTGCACTTCGCAATAATCAAATTTTTCAACCACTCCGTGCGCTTTTCGTCCCGCCGTTTGCGCAGACCATCCATTACGCGCACCCACTTTTTATTTAAATTAAAACTGATTTTTTCGTAGTTTTTTGTAGCCATAATTACTCCTTTTCTATTTCTGATAATACAATATCTTATTTTGTAAGAAAAATCAACATAAATCTGTAACTTTCTTTTCTTTCCATTCTTCCATAGTTTTGGTATTTTTTGATTGATTATCTTTAGCCCACAACGGTTGCAAATTGTCTAAACTCCAACAATATTGAAATTCTTGGTCTTCGGGTTTTTCGTAAATGAAAAATGACTTTGGTATTTTGTGGTCAATATGTATCTCTCCATTCATAAACCGTTCCCAACTCATTCCATCCTTAAATTGTGATTCTAAGTGTTTTTTCAAATCTTCTAAAGTAAAACCAACAAGAGTTTCCCAATGTCTGTTGGCTTTTTTACTTCGCAAACTTTCCCACATATCAGAACTCATCCGATTATTAAGTGTTCCATGCAATGTAGAAATTCGTTTTTTCGTCCTATTTCGGAGACGTTCTAAATATTTTTCGCGGTTTAAAAGATTCCATTTTTTTACGGCTTTTAGACTTATCGCTCTTTTTTTATCTGGATTTTTGAGTACCCACTGTTTACATAACTTTTTATGTCTTTCGGGATATTTAGCATATTGGTTTTTGCTATGTTTTCTAAATGTTTCTGGATGTTTTAAATATTGTTGATTTGAATTTTCACATTTACATTTTTTACACCAAGAACCTATTCCGTTTTTATATCTTTTTTGTTTAGGGAATTCGTTTAATGGTTTTTTTATTTTACATTTTGTGCATTGTTTCAAAACAGAACACCCGCCCAAGTTGAACACGGAATCCTTTTCGGGGATAACGTCTTGAGCGGGTGCAAATTTTAATTGATATAATTCCGTGTTCATAAAAAAATAGTACTATATTTCAGAATATTTGCAAGTATTATTTTCAATTATTTTTGTAGTGTTTTTCTATGCGCCTTTGACGTTCTTCTTCTGGCAATCCACGCCAGGCGCGTTGTTGGCTGTCCTGAACCTCCTCCACAAGGCTATCTGGAACCGTTATCGGCTGGTCAACGATCTCACCGTTGCGATTGCGACCACACCGGGGGCATTTGCCATCAAACATTAACATAGATTGCTGAACAGTTGGCTGGGCGTTACCGCACCATTGGCAACGTGGAATGTCGGTAGAAATAGCTTTCAAATCAACGTCGTCAGAAACGATAGCAAAGATGGACTCTATTCGGTAGTCCCATATACCATTCATTATCGGTCTTGCCCCGTAATGACTGACAATCACGCGCTCGCCAACGGCCAAGCGATGTCCTAAACGTTGTATATCTTCTGGACGGTTTTGACAATCTTCCACGGTTCCGATTATATGAGGCGCAGTTTTGTATCGCGTTGGAATGACGATGTTTCCGGTATTGCGGAATAAACTTTCTAGCCGAACAAAGACATGACCATTAAGCGGACGGACTTGCTGTTTGCCGTTGAGTAGCATGTTAGTTTCCTTTATTTTTAGATGATATTTCAATTTCCATTCTTGTCATTCTTCTTTCACAAGAACGCACCAAAATAGCTAAAGCATCAATGGCTTGATTATAATTTGCTAAAATTTTATTTATTTTCTCAAATTCAACTTCTATCTCTTTGCTTGTCATGGACGTGTCCTTTCACTGTTATTTTACCCAAACCAAATTCCATCGTTGGGCGAACGAAATACTCATATCTTAAATATTTAGGCATCGGATAACGTATATTGACATTATCGGTATTACGCAACGCCAAGTATAAATCGGTTGGGTCAATCATAGTAGTATCCTTTATTTGATTAAAAATCATCAGTAACTTTTCCGATTGCAAAAGTCCGGCGTAATCCACGATTTAATATTTGCCGAGCTTTTTTGGTTTCTACCGTTTTGAACTCAACCGATGGCCGACTACCTCCACGAGTTTCAATACGCAAAGTAACCTTCTTACATGGATATAGTTTTTTCATTTCTGACCAGATACTACCAAATCTGATAAAATATTACAAGGGAAAAGTGGAATTATTTTTAGGACGGGATTTAGAGAGAATCTAAGCGATCATTGTAACTTTTCCAGCACACGCCTAAACAAGAAGCAACTATCTTTTCAATGCCAGTTGCCAATAGGTGTTGTCGCTTATAAATACATTTTGGATCATCCCCAGGTTCATCCAAGTTACCCTTTTTGCGCTTCTTTTCAAAAGCTATATCAAAACAGTCAATTTGTTCAATGGTTATTCCTGCATATCGGCAAAGCAAGTATTCCACAAACTCGTGGATAGCAATTAAAGCATTGAAGAAAAATACGCCAGTTTCAGAAACCATTATATAAAGAATACCGTCCTTCATATAAAAATCCCCGGCAGTATTATATCTTTGGCAACTATGCGGAATTGTTTTTATGTGGATTTCCATTAGAATATTTTTAATCCATATTCACTAAGTTTTTCCAAGTCCTCTTGAACATACTCAAAACATTCAGTTTGGATGTCCAGAAAACTGCCTTCAACCAATTCCGACATTTCCTTCACCTGTTCAATGGCTTCTTCCAATGTATTGCCCCAACCAATTACGCCACCAACACTTGTCAGGTTAGTATCGCGTTGCGGTATGGCTTGCCACATGCCATCTTGAAATTTACAATTACGCAGTTTAATATGCTGACTGATTTTCGGCGGGAATATAATCGGGACAAACTCTTTTGGAGCTTTAGTACATTCAATCAGAGCTTGTGCGCCATACTTGGCTATAGGAATCGGATCAATCAAATTACCATTTGCGCCTTGCCAAATAATGTCGGCAATATTGGTATAAAACTCACTTTTTAATTCTCCGGGCGGAGAAGGTTCCCTCATACACGCATCTATCATGTAGCTTTTACCACTTTTATCTATACGTTTTTCGTCTGACATTGAACACCGACATCCAAAACTTTTTAGAATCGGACTGATAGTATCATTAAATTGCGTCATAGACTTCGGAAGATCAGCATATTTGATAAACTTGCCTATGTAGCCTTGATCTTTAACTTCTATGCCTGTAAGCATGGAAGTCGGCCAATCACCGTCAACGGTATATCCGTCAATCCCGCAATTTCCACTCCATATCGCTTTTCCATTTCTACGAACATAGACAATATGATTAGGAACATTCACGCACCAGACAGTATCATTATAATCTACTTCTTGGAAATCCTTTCGCTTAACTGTATGACGACCTATTTTATGTTCACTAACTATATAAGTAACGCTTTTTCTTTTTATTATCCTATTGCCAATTTTACAAGGATTTAGGTTTGGTTGTTGAGTTGTTATATTCGCACTTTTACCTATTTTCAAAATACATTCCTGAACATCATCCGCAAGTTTTTTATCAACACCAACACAATAAAGTTTTGTTACACCATTAGATGCAGTTGATCCGTCTCCCGCAAAAATAGCATCAAGTAAAATCTTAATTTGACGCGAGCTTAATTGTTTCACGTAGTTTGGTATGCGTTTGCCACGACGTGAACAAGCAAGAAGATGCATAAATAATTGCTTGGAATTAATTCTATAAGACAATCCATTTCTGTTCCAATTAAACGGTAGATTATTCAAGCATTTCTCTATTTGACGACATTCTTTAGGATGAACATCAGATTGTGTAATACATGTTGTAAATTTATTTCTTGTAATGCATCCTTCTGAAATAAACCAACCAAGAAATTCAAGCCAATTATCCATTTTTATACGGATGGGTTTTGTAATACCTCTTAAACCAAAAGTATGAGGAATAGGAGGAATTTCATACCATTCTTCTTCTTTGCCATTCCAATTACCTTCGGCGTGCATATAATATTGCATCCCTGACATTTCGTCAAGTTCCATTCGTTGAAGTTTATTTTGATTCCATTGATTGCTAAGAATTAAAGAATGATGACGAGTAATAGCCAAGTCAATATTTTGTTTTTGGCATACATAAATCTTATCTGCTATTCTATGAATAATCTCAATCGGTTTATGATATTCAATCGTTTTCGTTTTTGGATTAAGTGTTGCAATCTTATATTCTGATCTTACTTTTTCATGTCGCATCCATCCATATTCAGTAAGAATCTCCGTTTCTTTATCATAACATTCAACCATATTATTGAGTTGCTCTTCAACGACAAATTCAAGCGTCTTGGCGGTCATTGGCCCAAGATTATGTTGGCGTTCATCAAGTTCTGCCTGAATTGCAGGATAATTCTTACTGAATAGACTTTCCCAATCTTCGCGGTAACGGTCGTTCAACTTGACAAATACGTTTTTATGAGATTGCAGATATTCCCGCAAAGCTTCCATTCCCGTAATCAATTCATACGGGCCAACAGGCAATCCAAGTTTCTTGAGAAGTTTTTTGGTATCGCTACGATAGATTTCTAATTCTTCGCCCATGCGACTACCCCAAACTAATTTACCTTCTGCTTCTAGGCGTGTCTGGAATGATCCAAAACCGACATCGGGAAACACCCATAAATCTGCTTCATCCCATACATCGCCGAAGGGATTATCAATAACTTCAACATTCTTCATACCCTTGCCAATATCAGCCCGGTTATGCGTTGGAAACTCGGACATGATTGCGCCCATATTACAGTAGAAAACCTTTTTATAATCACGCGCAAGACGTTCGACAATAAACGGAAAGAGGCCATTGTCGCAAATTACCGCAGTAACCTGACTAACTTGCTTCATTGCTTGTTCCTAAGTGAAAAGTTATTACGTTCTCTACGCGCCTCACGCTCCGCTTCCTTTTTTAATCCGCGTCTTTCTGCCTGTAGTTTTAACTTTTTTTTACGGTATTGGAAAATATCTTCTATGTCTTCATCTTGTTTGCCGACAGTATAAGGCAAGTAAATATCAGTCCACGGACGTTGCGCGTCGCCGCCTTCCATTTCTTGATATGCTTCCACATCCTTGCTTAGTCCTGGTATTCCCGATTGGATTGTTTCCATGATTGAGACTGGCTTACGATAGGTAGGGTCAACAATCTTATTCATCCAACGTAATAAACCGCTTGTCGGAATAAACTGTGCGCCTTCAAAACCAACGGCAGAAGCAATGTTTTTATCAATTTTACCCTGCAACGCTTCAAGCAATCCGTTCATCCCAGCAACGGGAGTTTGACTTAACAATATTTTTGGGATACCCATTGCAGATGTTCCTAGTTTTGTAAGAAAGTTCTCGTCAACCAACGTTGGATTATCAGCAAAGGCATCTCGCGCCGCCGCTGGCATTGCAAAAGCTAAAAAGAATGGGCCAAGATAAGCCATCGGAATCCACTTGCCACCAACTTCAAATGAATATGGTCGCCTACCGGAAGCGTAAAAAAGTTCTTTTGCCTTTTCATCTTGTGGTGGTCCCCATGTAGTTCTGCCTTGCAAAGCCATGCCAACACCCCAAAGAGTAACCATACTTCCGATTGAGGCCAAACCAATACGATTATTTAAATCTTCCTTTACAATAGTCTGTTCATTTTCAGTTAATCGTTCAAATGATTTATTATATCTTGCTTGAGCAATCTTTTCAGTATTTAAACCGGAACCTAGCCAACCTAGCGGTGATGCTTCTGCGCTAAATTGAGCAATACGCATGGGCGTTCTAAGAAATGGAACTACCAATTTCATCGGCCAGCGGACATAAGGATTTTCAATAGTGCGTCCCTTTTCCATTAAATTAGCCAAACCATCAATGGCTTGTGAAGCTATTGAAAGTGATTTATCGCGTCTTGTTCCAAATTTGTCGCGGTAAAGGTATTTATCGGACAAATGACGGGCAATTTGTTGAGCTAATTCGGCAGACTTACCTTCTTTAACAAGTCGTGCCGTCTCACCAGCTTCTATAAGCGAACCAAAAAAAACATCTTGTGCATTAAGAAGTTTTGGAATAAACGTCAAGGTTTTCCATGCTATACGTTGTCCTTTACCTTGTGGGCCTTGTTCACGCCGAATAGCATCAAAGATAGTTGCGTTAGGATCGTCAAGTGCTTCCGCCCACTTACCAAAATCGTAATTGAATGATTCTTTGGCTACAGAAAACGCCTTGCCACTTAACCCATTTCTCCATGTATTAGCAAAATATTTTCCTGCACCCTTAAAATTTCCACGAGACGCAAGCGTTAACGGACGTGTTATAAGCGTCTGAACAAGGTTCCCATAAATGTTACGTTCATGCGATTGTGGATTTGAAAGCATATTCGTATAGCGATAAGCATCAACCCATTCGCCTAATTTAAACGGAACATACGTTGCGATTTTAGCTATTACGTTATGGATTGCTTCTTGTCTAGCGGTTTCGTCTTTAATCTTTGCGGCATCCAAAAATCCTTGTTCAACTTCTTTGCGAATTCCGTCTGGCAATTTAACGTTTCTATCAGCTAAATACTTGTTCATCTTTTGAACCCAACCGTTGCCCGTCAACTTATTCATCAACCTTGCCGCCTGAATCGCCCTACCAGCACCGCGCAAAAGTGGATCAAGGTGGTCAATTAACGCTACACTTGCGGCATCGTTGCCGGTGGCTTTATAATGTTCCAAAAGCGCAATGCCAACAGCACCTTTTGTGTCCAAGTCTGCTTCCGGATTACGAACATGAATTTCGGCTTCGGCAACTTTAGAAGCAATTTCTGTTGGTCGTTTGTCTTCCGTGAACCAATCAAGAACGCGCTTTTCCATATCTGATGTTTTTTGCTGTTCGTATTCTGGTTCAAGTTTGCCAAGTTCTTTTTTAGCAGTTTCAGATACTTTAGGACTACGTTTAGCGGTTTCAAGCAATCCGCGCAAACGTTGTTCTCCTGGTTCTGCAAATGCTTTGGTTACTATTCCAAGTCTATCTGCCGCCGCCGCACCCAGCGACTTTGCTTCCTCCTTCGCTACCTTTGCTTCAAGTGCGGTTCCTTTGTAGCCTTGCTTGGTGAATTTAGAAATGAGTTCTTCTTTTGTCGGTTTTTCAGCAATAGAAATTGGTTCAGCTTTTGCCCCAATCATATATGCGTCAATCTGTTTTTGTGGAATGCCTTGTTTTTGCATTTCGGCAATTACGCTTCCGCGACTACGAATTTCTCCACCATAGTTTATTTGTTCATTAAAATATGCCCCCAACCCAGCTTCTCGTTTAGTAGGAATACCCGTAGTTTCAGGCGTACCCGAAACAGGGGTTTCTGCGACTTCTTCTGTCGCCTTCTGTGTTGTTGGAGCGGACGGGGGCAAAGTTGATTTAAATATATTTGGTAATTCTTTAGTAACGCCATGTTGACTAATACGATATTTACTTAAAAGTGTATCCTCAACTACGGGTGATTCAACATTAACATAAATTGAATCCGAATCTACAACCGAACCGCTACTTTCTGCTCTGAAATAGACATCTTTTGGAAAACGAGATTCAATCGTTCTTAATTGTTCTTCTTCTTTTAAAAATTCAGAAGCGTTTTCTTTTTTCCATTGTTCATATACTTCAGGTCGTTCTCTACGAGTTGCATTATCAGGTCTATTTTTAATCCGTTCTGCACGACTTTTTGAAATAATATCAATGTCGGCAATAGCTTGTTTTACTTTTGATAAATGTTCTGGCAATCTTTGAATTACTTCAGTTCGTTCTTGTGGGGAAAGTTCATAATTTTCATCAATCCATTTTGATATAGTTTGCTCGGTAATGGGGGGTATAGTAGATATAGGTTCACCAGTTTTGACGCCTTCTAGGGGCATTGTAGCCCGTTTTTCAGTGGTCAATGGGGCAGTTTCGGGTGGTTTTTGCATTTCTAGGGGTATCTCGCCCTTTGATGCGGCAACATCCATTTGACGTTGAGTTTGCTCAATAATTGGCTGTATTTCTGGCGGAATATTGGCTATTTGCCGTTGAGCTTCCTTATTTCCAGTTTTGGCCGATTTTACCAGACTTCCAAATACCGCATTTATGACAAACGGTGGCAATCCTTCCCCTATCCATTCGGCCATCCAATGTTCGGGATGTCCCGCCGCTGTAGCCTTTTCTTTAGCCTTTTGAACCGAATAATCACCAGAAATAGCACTCAAAGCATTTAATCCAAGTATATTTGCCGCTTTTGCCATCCATGTATAAGGTAATTTACTTGCCGGAATTGGCAATAACATCATTGCCGCCGCATGTGCGCCAGCCGCAAGTCTATCCTTCGCCGTTCCCGGAGTTGTAGAGGCCATTAAACTGCCAAATTTAGCCGCTTCTCTAACCGCCGCCCTAGTAGTAGCCCCAGTACCAGTAAATCCGCTCACGCCCAACGTAGCCAGCATGGTAGCCGTTTCCAAAGCACTATCACCAATGTTCTGTGCTACTTCCGCCGCAATGCCACCTTCTTGGCGTATTTGTTTGTGCAAATCTTCACGGTATGCACCAAAGTCTTGAATCAAATTGTCAACGTGTCCCCTTGCTTTTTCTTCCAAAGCCGTAATGCCAGTTTTCTCTTTGATGTTTTGCATAAACTGTGGCGTTGGTATTTTGGCATTTAAGTCGGCAATTCCCTTTGCGGCGTTCAAAGCCGACAACGCAATCCCACTAAAAGCAGAACCAGCAGTCATTTCAGCAGACTTGGCAAACTGTTTTCTGAAACTTTGAAATGGGGTTTCTGGTGGTTGTATTGGTTCTTGAGGTAAAACTGGTTTTGAATCCAAAACAAATCCTTCTGGAGGCGAGGGAATATTACCTTGATCTATTTTTTGATCTAAAACAAATCCTGTTGGCGGTGGAGGTATGTCAGATGGAACAGAACTAGGCATTGGGGGCGGTGTTACTGGCGCATGTTTTGGCGTATAAGTTGCCGTCTTTTCACCCATAGTCATTACACCTTTTGGTTTAGGCGACGTTGATGGCCTGACAGCGGTTTCCATTACGCCGCTTTGTCCAATAATAGGCGTTAATTGCCCCAAAGAATCATTTACAATGGTATCCATTGTCCATTCCTTAATACTACTTTCTGTCCAGTTTGAGGATTAGTAGCGGTTTGCTCTGTTGGCGGCGGAACAGGCGGTAATGTTTGTTCTGTTGAGATTGATGGAGTTTTATTAGGTTGTTCTACAGGTTTATTTAACGCAGTTATTTGCCCTTTTATATCTGCTAATTCTGTATTAATTTCTATAGCAATCTTTGCAAGTTCAGATTTTTCTGCTGGCATTAAAGCCGCCGCTCTCTTAATTCTAATATCACGTAGTTCATTGTTGAGTTTATCTTCACGCGACTCAAGTTTTTCACGTTGTTTTTGAACTCTAGTTTCTTGCTTAATAGTTTTCTGTTCGCTAATCCCTTGCAATTTTTCTTGCTTTGCCTGTTGTTCCATACGGTATTCGTCTGCATCCATCGTAATCGCCTTGCCGTTTTTCAATATGGCTACTTGGTTTAGTTCGGGATGCGCTGTAACATACTTCTGTAATTCATTGAATTTGGATGTTTCAGCCTTGACTTCCTGCATTGCGGCAATCTGTGGCGTAGGTTCCCGCAACATTGGCTTATTCGTTATCGGGTCAAGCGTATATTGTTCCGGCGATTCACGCTCAAACTGCGCCAGTAAGTTTGGATCATTCGGGTCAATCGCGCCCTGCACGTCAAGTCCACTTTGGACAGCCCATCGGCGCAAAGCATTTTCGTTGGCCTGATTGACCTCACGTTGTCCGTAAATCTTTTGTAGCAATGCCGGATTAGTTTTCGCCAGCACTTTTTCCATTTCATTCTCAACATGTCCACCAACTCTGTCATCCATACCCAACGTATTGACAAATTCCTGCACGTCTTCTGGCGTTTGAAATGGCTGTCCCCGCCGCGCTAATCCGCCGTAAAGTTTCTGATTTGCATTACGAGTTTCTCGCTGATAAGCCGCCCTCGTTTCCGTTGGCACACCTTCCATGCCATTCCTTACAAAGTGCGAATCCAAATGGTCAACGTTACCGAAAATAGGAAATATCGGCGGATTCTGCCATCCTATACCTTGCGGAGTGCCACTCATAAATCCACCCGGCATACGTTCATCCTTTGCCACAAACAGCTTTTGATTGGCCGTCGCCAACGTATGCGCGTCCTGCCAATTTTGGGCGTGGTCTTGTGGAGTCAATGGCTGTTGCGGTTGTATTGGTTGCGGAGGCTGATTCGCCCCTGCGCCCATTGCCGCTAATCGTTCCTGATAATTTGGACCAACATCTTCGCCCTGAACACCCCTTCCACCCGGATTGAAAAACCCACCCCGTGTAAATTCCTGCTGACCAGTTTCAGGATTAGTTTGAAAGCCAGCAGGAAAGTATTGTCCACGTCTCTGGAGTCGGAGACGCAGTTCTCTATCTGCCGTGATGGGTATGTCTAGCGGATTATAGTTTTTTGCCATTATTAAACTCCTGTTTTATTTATTATTAAGCATTGGTAAAATTCCATTTTATTAAATAGGAAAATTTACCATAACTTTGACTTTGAATAATATAATTTCCAGAATTAATTCTAAGTGGACAAGTGTTAATATTACCCAAATAATCAAGTATTATTGGAGATTCAGATGTTTCGGCATAACTCGCACAAAGTATAAATTTATTTGGAACAAAACCTATGCCATCATAATCCAAAAACGGATCACCAAATGTCATAAGATAAGTATCTATGGAACGGTTTATATTTGGAAAATTAAGCGTTCCTCTACTTCTAGTACGAGTAGAACTAAAAAACCAAGTACCAAACAGATATGGACCTTGATTTCCTCTAACTTCATAGATAAAATTAGAACCATCTAACCAAGGTAATGCCTCAAACGCATTACAGAACGCCTCTAAGTCGCTAGGATAAACCCAAGTCCAATTAAGTTGTTTTTGCGATACATCAGGATATGCTTCTATTCTTGTCCACAACAACGCCGAAAACGCTTTCTGTAAATCCTCAAAATTCCAAGTACCACGATAATCACCAACTTGCATAATACCAAAAGTTGTATCTAAAATCGGCGTGCCATCTGTTTCTCTAGCAACACAACGGCGAAATCCACCAACAGGCAATCCAGCCGCCGCACGAAAAGTAGCAAGTGTAAAATAGAGAAAGTCAGTTTCTGCTGGATTCAATGGTCCTGATACATAATCAATAAACAATGTACAATTTGTTTCAATCCAAGCTTGCATCGCCGCCCAATAACTCGTATCTTGTGCATTGTCGCCAATTACTAATGGTGAGATTGGAGATGATCCTAGAACTTGCCCTCTCTCTGACAACGCAAGAACGAGTTCATTTGCGCCTGCTAAATCTCTTGGTCCATTTGTCCATAATGTTGGATTTGTAAAAGCACCCATATTAAGCCCACCTCAAAAAATCCCATGCGTTCAACGAAGGATTATTATTCATAGTATTTCCGTTTGCTGTTAGATAAATTCCTTGATATTGAAGAGCGTCTTTATTATCTGGAATTATCATTCCTTCTATTGCAAATGGACGACAATATTTTAATACCTTTGCAACACCATCTGTTACGGAAAACTGATGTAATTTATAATAACGATAAGTAGCATCATCAGCCGGAACGCTTGCACTTGCCAAAATCGTCATTGTGTTGTTAGCGTTTGTTCTTCTAACATAAACAAAATTATTATCGGCAACTGTTATATCGGTTTGAGAAACCGTAATCCCGTCAATTTCGCCCGCATAAATTCTAACTAAGTCAGGATCATTACTGGCCGGATTGCATTTTACACCAAAAAAAACTTTATCACTCAAATCAAGTCCAGTACCTGTTTTTACCGTCCCCCAATAACTTGAATCCTGTCCACTTGCCTGTCCAGATTGTAACATAAGAACATTTCCTTGCCGTTGCGAACCACTCGCATCCAAATCGCGCAAACACGCAGGAATTTCTTTACGGGCTATTTCACGTATTTGTTTTTCGTCTAAAATGCTGCTGTTAGTATCTTTAGAATTTACCTTAAAATATAAGTTTCTAACCTCATCCCTGATTGCGTTGAAATCAAGATTCACTCCCATAACGTAATTTTTTATGGACGCAACCATCTTTTCCATTTCTGCTTTCACTTCGGCCAGTATGGAAGTCTTAATGTCAGTTTTATCTTTTGGCAATTCTGGCGGTGGCGTAGGCGGTGCAACCGTAACCGGTTGTTGTGCCTGTTGCTGATTAGTCTTCGGTGCTCCTAATCCTTCTGGCAATATTCGTTGTCCATTAATTTCGCTAATCACGATAATGGTTCCAAATAATTATACGTTGTTACCAATGACTTTGTATGCACAATTTTATGGCCTATATATTCATATTCACCGGCACGATACCAATCGCTACCGCTATTATCGGTTAAAAATACACCCGCAATATACGCTTGTGCTTCCGTTGGTGTTCTAAATGACTTCATGGTATGCGCTTCCCGCAACTGATAAACGTAACTATGGTCATTCCAATAACGCCCCAAAGTTGCCGACCACACCTGCGATGTCACTACTTCATACCGACCAAAAGTAACCCAAGAAACTTCGTTTGGATACAACAAGGTCTTAACTGTTCTAATTTTCCGGTAATTGTGCGTTAGAAAATCGTCTAAATCGTGGCCGACAATAGATAATTCAGTTCCAACTGGCGGCGTAGTAATTGCTGGCGGTGTCAACGCATGATATTCTTCGGATTCATAACGTGTTTCTTTTTCGCCAATATGCGATACGAATTCAGGCACAGACTTTGGCTTTGAAGATTTCGTTGTTTCGGCCGTTGCCAAGTTCCCTGCCCGTGTTGGCGAAGCATCAACGGTTTTGATATTACCCTGACTAGAACTGGGCGGGACGGTAGGCGTATTTGGATTTTCTGTATGTGTCGTCCGAACACTTGACGAAAGCCCACCGTCCTCGCCGCTTGTTGCCACTTGGTCTGTAGGTTGCTCAACCTCCTGAACCGTATCGTATCTTGAAAAATAACGGGACATGCGATTGATAATACGATAGATATAGCCTTTGGTTGCCGATGGATACGCCAACGGACTCGTCTGAACCGTATTTTCCGTAGTAGTATTTATTCCCGCAGGTGAAATCAACTTAATCACGTTCGTCTGGGCGATGCCGGTGTCCACCATTTCCGTCGTATTGTATCGGTTAAAATACCTACTGGCCGCGTTTATGATTCGCCGTATTGTTCCGGCAGTCGGAGTAGTATCTGATAGTGGAGTGGTTTGAACTGTCTTCTCAGTAGTTACAACCGTAGCATCAGCTGATTTAGCCGTTGTCACGTTCGTCTGGGCGATGCCAGTGTCCACCACTTCCGTAGTGTTATATCGGTTAAAATATCTGCTGGCCGCGTTTATGATTCGCCGTATAGTCCCGGCAACGGGCGTAGTATCCGACAGTGGAGTAGTCTGAACTGTCTTTTCAGTAGTTACAACCGTAGCATCAGCTGATTTAGCCGTTGTCACGTTCGTCTGGGCGATGCCAGTGTCCGTCGTAGTATGCAGAACCTGTGAACCATCTTCCCTGTTGATACTTATTTGCTGAGACTTTGCTTGACCATCCACGGCAACCATTGGTTCCGGTGTTTCCGTTGTTAATCCCAACTGTTGCCTAGTTTGGACTGTTGCATCAGCACTAATGGAAGAACTATAGAACGGAACATCCCTATAGTAATTCAACCGTATAGTTTGAACAAGCCATTCGTGTCCTTTTGCAATTTCCCACCCCTCACCAGAATGCCACCAATTTCCCGGCCATTCTTCACGGTCAATCTGCGGATTCAAAACTGTATAACTAGGCTTAGTATTCTTTGCCGACCCATACGATGCAAGAAAAGTTTTGCAGAGATTTCTTTTGCCACGTGGTATTTTACTTGAAGGCCAACCGCGAACTATCTCCTCAAAATCTTTGAACGGAGATATATGGTAAGATAGCAATTCCGCATCTGTCTCTGCCACATATTGTCTAGCCTCATTTAGGTCTTGCGTCATAATTAACCTTAATAGCGACCCCAACGGTCATGGCGACCCGTACCATTTCCGCCATGATCCATATCAAATACGCGATAGCCGTGTTGATTAGTAGGAGCACGCGGTCTTGAAAAACGAGGATTCATTGCTATGGCCTCTTGCAGAGCTTCCCGATACTCTGCACGATAGCGATCAGCATCCGATTCACGGCGATCTTTAGAACCCAACATACGGATAAGTGTAGCAAGTTCCAACGGACGTGCCGTAGGTAAAAATATATCCTGTTCGTCGCAATAGAGGGGGATCGGCGAAACCCAATAATAAACATTAACCGTTGGAGTTACCGCTTCACCATATTCGTTTTTAACCAACATCCGTTTTGTTCCAACTGGTCTAATTGTAGCAATCCCACTCATAATACTTTCACCATAATATCGTGGTGTAAAAGTATTAGCCGCCGTAATTGTATAAATCCCTGGTTCTGCGCCAAAACGGATGCCTTCCCCAATGTAACTTGCATCCCACGTACCACCAGTCCACGTAGTTCCAAGATTCAATACTGTTACATCTGAAAATACTGCCAATGCGTCCTGAACTGGATGGGCAAAGGCATACGTTGAACGTTGCACATTACCGTAACGTGATCCGGCCATATATTCTATGTTATTGTGCGTCCCATAGGTTCCAAAGACAGCTTCAATTCCCAAAAGATCGGCAGGCATTAACATAGTATGAGTAGTTGGATCGGCGTTAGCAAAATTAAACGATGCCTCACGCCTTAAAATTTCCCACGGAGTCTTGGATGCTAAATCAAAATATGATAATTGGCAACTTGATTTGATCTGTTTCAAATAATCATCGTCAAATTGTCGCAATTCCGAAGCGATTTCCGCCCAGATATTTCCTGCCGTGATCATATATTTTTTCTCCTATTTTCAAAATATAGTTTCCATTTTTCTTTATCATAGCCAGTTCTTCCATGACATTTTTTACACAAGGTAATAAGATTTTCGGGATTACAATTTTTTCTGTCATAATCAAGATGATGTACGGAAAAAGCATAATCTCCTTGCAATGTTCCACATAATTGACAAATATAATTGTCTCGTTCTCTTATACTTCTACGTAAGGTATCTGTCCAATCAGTCGTATATGATTCAAATGATTTTCCACCTTGCCAATTATGATGTCCCTTTAATTTATTAGCATCTGATATTTTTTGCCGAGATTCCATAGAAAGATGCTTTCCATATCTAGGATTTTTTTCACCTTTCAAAGCATTAGATAACTTCTTGCGAGTTTCTACAGAGACACACCTTCCTTTATTAGCCTGACCTATTTTTTCACAATGTTCTTTTGTAAAAGGTTTTCCTTTTCTCGCTAGACTCATTTTTAACTTTGTTTCTAAAGAATGATGTTTGCCAAGATTAGCTAACCTTAATTTTTCTTTTGTTTCTTCAGTAAGTGGTTTGCCTTTTAATGATTCGTGTATTTTGCGTAATTGTTCTTTGACACGCAAACTATTTTTATTTGATTCAGATATTCTACGCCGATGTTCTTCAGAAAAAGGTTTTCCTTTAAACATTTTAGATATTTTTTGAAGTGTTTCTATAGAATGATGCTTCCCAAAAAAAGAATTTTTAATTCCTTTTTGTGATTCAGAAAGTTTTTTTCGCCATTCAACAGAATGAACTTTACCTTTATTTCCATGAACTTTATTCACGGTCGCAATCATGGAATCTCCTTATGTTATAATCATTACGGCGTAGTAACAGCCTGCGTACAAATACCACTCACAAAATCAAACACAGTTGTTGAAATAGTACTAACAACGGTAACTTTACCGGACTTCTTTGTTCCGGCCGTGGTAATATTTGCCGCCGTCAATGCTGTCAATGCTGAACCATTAAGTGCAGGTAATGTACCAGCCGGAGTAATATTTGCCGCGCTGACGTTAGTAATTGCTTCACCACTTACTGCTGGCAACGTCATTCCAGCCGCCAATACATTTGTTACAACCGTTGGATCAATCTTCTCGGCAGTTACTGCACCATTAAGAATCTTAGTAGTAGTAACTGCATTTGGAGTAATTGACAAAGAATTCCACACTCCATTTACATCACCAGTAATTACTGTCGTACGAGTAAGCGCAATACCCTTGATAATAGACGGGTCATTCTCAAAAGACGTTACTCCCGCACCATCATTAGCCGCCCTGCACATCGTTACAACCAATATTCCCGCACATAATACTATCATTAACTTTTTCATGTTATTTCTCCTATTTGTTTTTTCGTTTCTTTTACTATCCAAACATTTCCGATTTATTAACTCCATTATTTCCTCCCCTCAATTATTACATTTATAACATTTGTGAATACATTTGTCCAATTAATTCCGTGATGACCAATATAAAAATGGCAACCCTTTCCAGAATCTCTACATAAACATACCATGTTATTGGTATTGTAAATTAAATCTGGTCTGCCAATTCGCTTACATTCTGCTTGCGGGATAATATGATGCACCTCCAGATTGTTCGTAGAGCCACACCATGCACAAGGCGATATTACTATCCCCCACTCTGATGTGCTTCCTACCCCGCCACCAGAAAGTAAAATAGGCATGGTGCACAACATTAATATCGCAATTATTTTTTTCATGTCGCCTTATCCGCCGCTATAAGCCCTTGAATCCATGAGTCTAAATATAATGTATTATCTTCGGCGAGTAAATTGAGCCAGGCAATCATGTGTTTCTCGCGGTTCTTGTGATCCCATACCAATCGCCCACCCATATAATGCACGGCGATATAACAAGTATTCGCCCGCCAATTTAATCGGGTCGGAACTTCCAAGTCTAGTCCGTCTTCTAGATTTTCATCGGCTTGCGACCACGTAACATATCTTTTCCAGTCAGTAAAATAATCATTCAACGCGTAAGACTTGTTATGTGTCCATCCCGATCTCAATGTTTCTTTATCATAAGGTTGCCAGCCAAATAGATGACGGGCAATCCACGGATAACTCATGCCATCGCAAGGCATACCGGGCGGCGTAACATGATACCGTCCTAATTTGTCCCTAAACTCTACGGTGTCAAGATTTACTGCACCACCATGTTTGAAAATATGGATGCGCGGCGTTGGCAACATCCAGGCCGGGTCGTTTAATTTAGGGTCAACCGGAATTATTGGCAAAAGTATCTTCGGGATTTCCTTCGGGATATTCATTACGTTTTCAATGGTTTATCTTTTTCTGATCTAAAGTTCTTCCAGATTGCCCAGATAATCGGAACGAGAATTGACAGTCCCGAAATGATCTGGCCGACGGCCTGAACGATTGAGTCAGATTGCTGGGAAGAAATTACTACACCACAACTTCCTAGTCCCATCAATACTAACCGAAGCAATGATCCAACTTGCAATTTTAATGTATCCATTTTATTCTCCTTACACTTATTTAAGTAAATATGCTTTAATTCCTGATGTAATAATATCAGAAATTATTTGATTTACCATATTATTTAAGTCCGTAATATTTACTGTGCTATTATATCCTTTAACGGATATACTTCCGTCTGCGCCGACATAAACTTCGGGAATTTGAATGTCTTTACAGAATGTTGAAGCGTGCATAGACCAGTTATTAGTTTGCACGCTCAAATTCGCACACCCCGCCAAAAGCAATCCTGCAATTATTAATGTTATGTTTTTCATTTCTTTTTTTTCTTTAGTTGTTTTTCAAAGAATTTATGAATTTTTAATATCAATCTCTCAACTGACTTTGCATCTTTGGTATCCATATTACTTCCCTCCCATATCATCAAACTGTTTGGCATAACAATTATGGCACCAATGTTTTTTGTTCCGGTAATACATTATTAACGTTTTTTTATGACAGACATTACACGATATCGTATTTATCTCGTAATCATTCACCGCCAAGAAAGGCGCGGGGCGATATACTTTCGTTTTCATACCGGCCCACCGATACCTACCACGCCGGGCAATGCGGCCAATATCCGATTCTGTGCTTTAGCTTCAATACCTTCGTCGGCGCGAGTCTCAATTAACCACACAGGTTTTTTAACCTTAGCAACAAGTTTCTTAACCTCCGCCACTATAATTTCAGTTACCGCGGGAGAGAACGGATGATTCTTAGATTCGTAACCGATAAAATCTGCCTTGCTGGGGCATCGGTCGCTTTGTTCGTGCGTCCCGACAGGAATCAAGTATTTTTTCTCTCCATTCATACGGAAAGCAAATTTCTGGACTAACCCTATTGCCACGTCCATTTCCTCTACGGATAAACCGCGTTTCGCCGTGATTGTTGGACTGCGATTTGTTTCAATACCAATAATAAATCCATCCGCTTTAGGAGCAAATGCCGTGGTAGCAATTTCCAGAAACGATCCGATGCGATCGGTGAATTTCCAGAATGGATATTTACCCCTATTGTCCCTGGGGCAATCAAAAAATACAATCACCACCAACTTACCCCTTGTCTTGAGACGGTCAATGAATCCAAACATCAAATCAATCTTTTGATTATTCAATGGAGAGTTCATAAACTCGCCCGTAAAAGGACTGGATATCCCCTCGTTAAGCAAATTCAGGGTAATAGTATCCACCCCAAACCTATCCATGTCATCAATGTAGGCGTTCTGTTTTGCCACAGAAGTTCCGTCGCCCCAACCGAGATACCAGCAACAATCAAGTTGCCCGTTATATTTCCAAAACAATTTGCTTTTAACAATCAATGGAAAACTCATTTTTGTTCCTCCTTCGTTCCCTCTGATTCTGGACTCCAAGCCTCGTGAGTATTCTCAGTTACGCTATCAATATTTTCCTTCCTCTCAATGTTCGGGCAGAACTCACATTTGATTGAGCCATTGGCGTTAAATTCGTTGGGGGCAACTAAAAACTTCTGCTCGCAACGATCGCAGATTATAAGCAACCATTCCTCACCTGATATTTTTGGACGTTCAATAATTTTCACAATTTCCCTGTTGTTATTAAATATTTGATACCAATCCAGCACACCCACAAACTGGCCCCGATCAGCGGCGTGGCGATTGTCCAAAACAATCTAGTGAGCGCGCCGTCCATCTTTTTTTGATTATCAGCTATACCGTTAATCATTGTTTCTTGCTCATTCAATCGGCTTTGAATAGATTTCTGCCCGTTATCTTTGTAAAGACGATTGTTTATCGCATTGAGAACACCCATTGTTTCCCGATGCTTTTCGGTGCAACCTTCTATTGTCATAAAATCAGGCATAACTTTTTTCCTTTTAATCTATCAGTTACTCCAACACCATTTCACCAGTCGCCACGCGCCGCGACCGACACAATATATTCCAACCGACACGAAACCGATGGCAAACAACAACATCCCAGCAACAGACCGCCAACAATCCGACCACGTTGACACATGTCCTCCTGTATTGTTCATACTCGCCGCACCTATTGCGAACATCCCCGTCCTGCCCATGATGTACCGGTGCCGATTCCGTTGGTGAAGACATACCAATCAGCCCCATACCCCCCCGCCGCCATTAGACATATTATGATTGTCAGGTATTTGGTCATGGGAGTTCTCTAATCAAAGCACCGGAAAAAAATACGCCCTCTCCGGAAGTATATAACTTATTGGTGCTACCCGCTGCTCCGTACACAGTAACTGCAACTTGGGCGCCGTTAGTGAGATAAAGATAACCTGTATCAAGATAACCCGATCCGCCGGCGACATCCGAGTTCCACACGCAATTTAATTTATCTTTTTGCACTCCGTTGACTTTGATGGCATATGTCTGAAATACGCAAGCACCGGAAACTCTCACCCAAACTACATGTATGATAAATCTCCAAATCCCATTGACCGGAATTGTATAGGTTTGCCCGTCGAAACAATTACCAACATCTTCCTGTTCGTCTCCCCATGTTTCCGTCGTAACTATATTATTATAGTTAGTAACGAAACCGCTTGGTACAGCCCTGAACGAATAATACCGACTCCATTTACCAGCTCCGGTCGCAGTATTTGTGCAAGTCCATACCGCCCCATTGGTTGCCCCACCCGTGATCTGCAATGCCGTTATTATGCCTGTGTTGGTAAAACTGACTGGCAGGACCGCGGGGCCATAAGTCGCAGTAGAACATCCTCCGAAATTGGTTCCAAATCCTGTATTACCCGAAAGATAGTAGACAACGTTAGTGTCCGAATCAAATAGAGCGATAGCTCCGGGAAGATTGGGCGCATTACCCTTGAAATAAACACCAGTTAAATTGCCGCAAGAACCAAATGCACCACTGCCAATACTAACAACATTATCTCCTATCGTCGCGTTAAATAGATCAGAAAAAGCAAACACAAAAGTTCCAATATTAGTAACACTATCAGGTATATTTATGTTTATCAAATTGTCATAATTTCTAAATGCATCATTCCCAATAGTTTTTACGGGCAATCCGTGAATAATTGGCGGAATATCCACTATGCCGCCGGCGCCAATATAAGAAACAATCGCAATCTCTCCTGAATTTGTTGTATATGTAAAATCATCTACAGATGCGTAAATCCGATCTTGTTTATTATCAAATTCTTGGTCAATTCCAACCAAATGTGATTTTACGTCAGGACTTGAGATGCTATAATTGGTAGGAGAAAAATTTTCAGCAATTATTCCGTTTGTAATTATATTATTTGAAGCGTCAAGAGTTCCAGTTAATACAACTTTTTCGCCAGTAGTATCTATACCCACCCGCCCAAAAAGCAGACACGGAATCATCGCAAATATCCCGGCAATAATTTTCACTCTATTCATCGTTTCACACTGGGAAGCAGTATAGAACCACTTCCCTTATTCACATTTTATTTGCCGTCAATTATCGCGCCTGTAGTCCTCATTCCAAACGCTTCCTGACCATTGGAACTGAATCACATCGTTCGTCCCCAACATAAAATTAGGAACTACAGCAGCGTTCGTCAGGTTGACGGTGTTCACGGCATCTGTGCCAATAATTTTAAGTACTTGTCCTTCTGTTGTTCCGTCAGCAATCGTAGCCGTAACAGCACCGCCATCTCCGACTACTTTTACCACCGCAGCATTAGCTGCAATCGCCGCCCCTGTTGCAATCGCCTGAACAGCCGAAGGCGTATAAATAACATTACCTGCAATCGTTGCACCTCCATTTAGCGTTAGCAATCCCGCCTTACTTTGTGCCGAACTGTTGGTGGATAACATATCTCCCGGCGCGGCTGCTGTTACGTTTGTAATGTTCACACCATTAATTGCACTTGCTGTTGAACCAGCAATCAACTTAGAAGCATCAAGCGAAGTTATGCCATCGCTGGCAAGATTAGTTATAAAACTTCCATCAATCGCACTCGCCACTGTTCCGGCCGCCAAACTTGAAGCTGGCAAATTTGAAATACGAGCATTCGGAATAGTCCCCGATTTCAATTCGCTTGCGTTTACATTTGTAACAGCCGAACCATCAACCGCAGGTAGAATCGTTCCTGCCTCCAGTTTGTTTGCATTTAACGAAACAATACCTGCGGACGGTATGTTTGTTATGCCAGAACCATTTACATTTACAGTGGCAAAATCAATCAAAGAATAAAGTCCTTGACCATAGATATTGCCATACGACCAGTTTGTTCCCTGTCCGTCTGACAGAATACCACCTACAGCAAATGCCGAACTTGCACTTATAATTACTGTAACCGTTATAGCTACAATTTTAAATAATTTCATCTTGTATCACCTTCCTTTCACTTAATTATTACTTTTTCTGTCCAATCTTTTGGTTTCTTGCATTTTTTCTAATTTTACCATTCAAAGTATTTACTCGCATTGTTTCAATCCTTTTTTGTATTGTTGCTTGAGATTGTTTTTTACCAAGCATTCCTTTCGGGTGTGAACAAGTGTCCCATATATGAATGCCTTTATTCCACGGAATTGTTCCTTTTTTAGATTCTCTTATTTTTTGACATGTTTCAGGACTTTTAGCCCGTCCTCTATTTGCATATCCCAGTTGACGTACCTGCTCTAATCTTTGAGGCGTAAAAATTAGGGAATGTCTTTCTTTGGTTGTTTTCTTGAATTTCTCCAATTCTTCAGGACTTTTAATACGTCCTGCATTTGCGCGTCCCATCGTACGAATCCGTTCTCTTCTTTCGGGACTATAATATACTTTACTCTGTGCTTCACTCATCTTTTTACAAATAGCAGAACTTCGAGTTTTACCAGTATTTGCTTGTGCTATTTTATCTATTGTTTCTTTTGTTGGTTTGTATCCTTTTTTGTTCCCACTTCCACCGTCGTTCCCATTCACTAAATTAACGCCTTCATCTTTGAAATACTTTATCCAAGCTCGCTCTTCATTAATACCATTTCCCTCAACCTCGCCAATTAAAAATATTGAAGGCCATTTGCCATGAGATAAAATAGAACGTATCCAATCACAACGGTCATTCTCTATGCCATGCCGAGCATCCCATAAATGTAAAGAAAAACGATAATTCAAACTTCTAGTCGTTTTCCCAATATACCGAATCTGTCCCATTTCATCTTGTAAAGAATAAATTTTTGTTTTCATTCAATGCCTATCCATTCTGCGTAATTCATTCCAAACTCCATCACCATACATAAATTCTAACACATCATTAGTTGTAAAAAAAAAACTTAATTTACAATCTAATTTTATTCCAGACCCATTTGTGAACAAAATTCCACCAGTGGTTGCCCCCCCACGTAAAAAACAAACCGCGCCTTCTGGCACTCCGCTTGTTTGAAGTTGCGGCATCCCGAGCGTTATTAAAGTATTTGTCGTTGATATTTTCACGTTCCCAGCATACTGAATAGTATCCCCATTGTCAAGTATTTGTTCCGCACTGGATTTGATTACGTAATTTGAACTAGCAACAGAGTCCAAATACGTAACACCATATAACACATTGGAATCCTGATAAATTTCTCCCAGCAAATTATCAGACGAGTCTTTCCATTGTTGGATAATTGCTGGCGATAAATTAAAATTTAATTTACAAACATTAGTTTTTAACCCTTGCCCGCCAATAACATAAATATCATTTCCTAAAGTCGTTGCCGCCAATTCTGCGTTGATAATAGGCAATCCCATTGTTTCTGTCCAAGATGAACCATTAAATATATAAACATTTGTTTTTTGTAGATCATCTCCGCCATAACCACCAATAACATAAATATTATTATCAAAAACAACAGATGCCATCTTGTAACGAGCATTTGGAATTCCTTCTACTTCTGTCCAAGTTGTTCCATTAAACTTATAAGTATTTGTTGCTACATGAAAATCAGCATAGCCGCTAAAAACATACATTGAACCATCGATTACATCAGCAACAGTATATCCTCGTGATGCGGGTAATCCAACAATTTCTGTCCATGTTAAACCATTATATCTATAAACATTAGTTTCAACTATATCTTCATCGTAATTATAACCCCCAATAGTATAAATAGCATTATTAAATACAGTAGCAGATAATGATTCCATTCCTTTTGGCAATCCCATAACTTCCGTCCATATTGAACCATTAAAACGATAAACATTTGTTTTTGATCCAAAACCATCTTCCGATCCACCAATGGCATAAATATTATTACTGAATATAACCGCTGAAAAATCACCACGTGCTTCAGGTAACCCAATTACTTCTGTCCAGTTCGTCCCATCAAATTTATAAACATTAGTTGCCGCATTAACCGCTTGCCATCCGCCAATAGCATAAATATTATTACTCAACGTAACTGTCGTTAATCCACTTCTTCCCGCTGGTAGATTGACAACACTTGTCCAAACACTGGGACTATATGAAACATTAGTTCCTTGCCGAACAACTATCTTGTTCGCTACAATTTCGGGAATGGTTTGAACGGTTCCATTTGCAAAAGTATTATTACTTCCCTTATAAACATCGCCACCGCCAGAACCACCGCCGCCGGTTGCGTTTGTAAGGGCATATTTAAGGTTCAAATTACGCGCTGAATTTTGCAAATATTCTGGATATGAATCAAAACTTAAAGATGGCAAATAAGCCAATCCGTTAGTTGTTTTCCGACACATAATTTGTTCGCCTGGTTGCGGAGCTCCGGCTCTCGGTATTCCAACTTCATTATAAATCACATCCACAGTAAGATTTAGTCCAGTAACTGAAACAATATTTGTTATTCTAAATTCATCGGCGTCTCCAAAACTGGAATACGAAAAAATTACATCACCAATCGAGGCATCAGATGCCCCATAGCCAAGTAAAGAACTGTCTTCAAATTTACCGATAACTCTCCAACCAACATTTGTATCTCCCGTAATGCCACTGATCGTGTAACGTCCCTGAAACAACGGAACACTGGCAAAAATAGTTCCAGCCAACATCGTCAATCCCAAAACTATAATAAGTTTTTTCATACATAACTAAAAACTAAAACGACAAGAATAAAATGTTCCTGCAACCGAACCCAAACCAGACACTTTTACCAGTGTAGCATCATCTGGGTCTGGCCGACACACAAGCACCACGTTCGCAAACGATGACTCATTATACGCCGACGCTGTCGGTATCCAATCAGTTGATACACCACTCTGATTTACGTCGGTAGTTCCCAACGCCAACCGAATTACTCCACTATCCGTATCACCACCATCAATCCTAATACGCGCCGAAATCAGATGAATTCCGCTCGGTATTGTAAAGGTAAATGTTGAACTACTTTTTACTGCCGTAACTCCGAGCCCACTCGCCAACACCCAAACGTTAGAAACATTATCTGCTATATATCTTTCCATAATATTTGTCCCCATTGTAATTGCGCTTATCCTTGCATCAAAATTACTGTTTGTGGCTGCCTGATTAGTTTGAACTGTATAAAACGTATTGCTTGCTGTATCTATATTATTTTGTAAAGCAATTTCTGCCGATTCAGCCCGTCCGATTTCAGAAGTTACTGCAACGTAAAGCGCATTGCTTGATAAATCAACATTGGATTGAACTACGCCGATTGCCAAATGCAACGCATTACTCGCAATATCCAAATTTGACTGGACTACATTTACCGCCACTACGTTGGCGTTGCTGATATTATATTCGGCGTTTGTTGCGCGGATAATTTCGTTGGCAAGATTAGTGGTAAGCAAACCAATAGAGTTATTGAACTGATTAGAAGTTGCGTCAAATTGACTACGAAGAACTGCAATGTTGACGGTATTTGATCCGACCGCCCCCCCCATCCAATTTGTCAACCACTGGATGTTCATGGAATACATCTGCGCCCAAACGTTAGTTCCTATGGCAGGATTATATTCAATAGAAATCTTACCTTTACCAAGACTTGTGATATATCCTTCTGGACTTGTAGCTTTAATTGAAAACCAATAATCCCTCGGTTTATACCACACATTGGTGGCTCCTATATAGGTAACTAAATTTGTTGCCGAAACAACTCCTGGAATTTGAAATACCCCATTAGTGTCGAACTGGCCGTAAAACATCTCAAACTCGACATTCCATAATGATAAATCTATAGGTTCCCCATTATCGTAATGAAGAGATTTAAGAAACGGAGTTGCTCCGCTGGATTGCGGCGGAATCACGTAACTTTGATTTGGATACTGCGAGTCGGTAACTAAGGTATAAAATTGAGCCTGACATGCAACAGAACACGCCAAAAACAAAAACCCAGCGAAAATTATGTTTCGCATTAAGTTCCTTTTGAAATAGCCGCCGATGCTTTTTACACACCGGCGGCATACTTCATTTATTCTTTAGCGTGAGATTTTGGACGCATCCTCACAGATTACGCTCAAGAATCCCGTTGTCGCCGTGGTACTTCTTGCCGATCTGATAAATACACCTTGCCCACCCAAAACGGTAAGTCCGATAGATTCATCAAGATTGACAACATTAATTACTCCAAACGTATTAGTAACAGTATCGGTACCGCCTTCCAACCACGTTGCAGGATTAACATATACAGGAGATGTATCAACCTTCTGGTATATAAGGGTTCCGCCCTTATAAATAGATGTTGTAAGATTTCCTGTACCAGTCGGCTGTCCAACAATTCTACTTATGTTATAAGCCCCAACGCCTCCATAGGCAGTCGACGGTAAATAGACGTCGTATGCCAAATGAGCACTGGTGTCCCACAGCAACGCAACACTTTTGGTAGTCAATGCGGTATAAGTCCCCGCAAGAATAGCAACAGTATCAGCCGCCAGAGACGGTTCAGAGTTAATCGCCAACTTTGCCGCACCTGCCGTATTCGTGCAAGCCGCAATCGCCGTTTCCAATCCACCAATAGTTGAAGTCCCATTGGTTGTAATAATGGTAGTCGTAACACCACCATACGTTACAGCATTGGTCATTATAGACGACGCGCCACCGGCCCCGCTCACAACAATCGTCAACGTCCCTGTTGAATTATTAACCACATAGAACGCAGGCGAAGCGTCAGCCGCATACGTTACGGGATTGGCGGCAAAAGTTGTCGCCACCCCTAAAATCATGCTTACAACAATAGCCATAAACATAATCAATTTATTTTTTCTTTTGATCATATTACTTTATCCTTTCCTTGAGACTTTTGAGCATCTGCTTGTTCAAGTTTATACTTGAGTTCGGCGATTATTTCGTCTTTAGTTTTCGGACGCAACTTGCGTTCGGCCACCACCGCGGCTTCCCGCGTGGAATAGGGGCCGATAATAGGCTTCTTGCCCTCTTTTACAAAGTCGTCCATAACTTTCTTAGCCAGCTTTCCGTCTTCTTCCTCTATGTTAAAGGCAGTATAAATGCCCATACCATCAGGAGTCAAAGACTTACATTCCGCTGGATGATGAATTCCATGTTGGTCAGTCCATGCCATTGTGTTTTTATACACAAGAGAATGACGGAACACCGCTTTAGACGAATCTTGTTTTACTGCATAATAAGCATTGCTCATCGGTCTCCTTTAATTAGTGAATGTTAATGACTTGAGCGTGGAGTTCTTCAATGCCAACCAAAATACCATCCGTACCAGTAATAACATCAATCTGATTATGAATATCGGTACTTAATTGAACGTTCAGAAGCATCCGCGTAACTTCGTCAATGAAGTGCAAGCGGCTGATATGTTTCGCATCCAGAATGAAGAACTTGTCGGCCATTCCGTAATCTTGAGAAAGCATCAGGTCGTAACCGACGGTAAGATTACCGTGCGGTGTAACCAATGTTTTTAGATTCTTACCCCATTCAGTTTCATTCACGGATGTACGAATTGCATTGACCGGCATGGCAGAAATAGCCGCTATAGCGTTCTGACCACAAACACCAACCTTTTCAGGACTGGTAGCTTCGTGCATCATAGTTCTACGCATCATTTCGCCAACCGAAGCCAACGTCAACGTTCCAGGCACGGCATTAAAATCAATGACGTTTGAACTGATCTGCTCCATAATACCGCTCATGGTATAAGTATTTTTGCTACCCGTACCACTAACAGTTTCTTTGGATTGCTGACCAACGTACAAATTCATTGACGTTGCCCTTGATTCTGAAACCCAACATTCAATACGGTCAATCATCAATTGCTTCATGCCGTATTCTTTCGTGCCTTTTTGAATATCCGTATTAGACCGCGTTCTGTCATGTTGATACAGATAGGTAATACGTTGATTCGGTTGGGCCGAGAAAGAAGCCGGAATCGGGCCGCCTTCATATTGAGTCATACCAAGAATCTGCAAGACTTGTCCTGCGGCACAAGCAGTAGTTATACCACCAGTACCGACAAGATTCACAACCGTAACACTTCCAGCAGTACCAGTACCGCCAGTCGCTTCGTTCATCTTGTAGATTTCGCCCGTTGAAGTATTATACAGCAACTGACGAGTATGTGCATATTCAGGATGATCGCACGGAATCGTGGTGGCCCCTGCTATTGCCGCTCCCGTAACCGTCATAATCATCGGATACAACCGTTGTTCCATGAAATTATATTCCATGTTAGTAACCGACTCTTCTCCACCCTTGAACTGCCGCGTGATCCACTCAAACCACGCTCGCTGTCCATCCACTAGCGGTATTTTATCCCGCATAGGAAAGACTATTTTGACCGGAAGTACCATATCGGTACTTACGATTCCACTTACAACTGTGGGAATTTGAGGCATAATTGTCTCCTAACTTTTAAATATTTATTATTGTTTTGGTCTTGCCCGTTCCCTTGAAATTTCGTCCATAGCCTGATTCATGGAATCAACGTAAGGATTCCCCGAAGATTGAGGATTCCCTAATGTTGGCGTTCCACCACCAGTAGGGGCGGGCGTTGGATTTTTGTCTCTTTCTGCCGCCTTAATTGCAGCAGCTTCAACAGCTTTTCTCGCCACGTCTGAATTGTGATTGCGTGCATTTTGGAAATAAAGATGTAGAAGCGAAACAGCTAAAGCATGAGTCTCTGGTGCATTATAAAAATCTTTTAGCATTTGAGGCGTTCCCTGTCTGTTGACTTCCATCTCTATCACGCGAAGATTATTTTCAAGTCCTGGATATTTCAAATCACCATCAAGATATTTTTCATCTTTTAAAAGATGATTAACAGTTTCCTGATGAAGACTTTGATCAATAGGAAGTATTGGTTCTTGCATAGTAGTAGGAACTACTTTTATAAATGCCTTCCGATCTTGTTCTTGAATCTTATCAATAATCTTTTGAGGATTATCTGAATCTAAAAACAATTTCTGATCTTCGGCTGACATTCTACTGAACTCAATACGCGATCCTTCCACGTCTTTTCCATAATTTTTCGTTGGAATAAAACCAATCGGAGATTTGTTTTCATCTTCAACTAACTTTATTCCCTGTGATTCTAACATTTCCGTAATGCGTTTTTCACGTTCAGCACGACGACGGGCTTCTTTAGTAGCCCCCGAATGTTCCCGTTCCAATCGGGCGACTTTCTGACTTGGAGTTTCTACAAGACCAGTCATGGTAAGCAACTGTTCATCGCTTAACTTAGGTTCAGATTGTCCACTTGAGGCAGAGGGCTGAACCACTGGTTTCGTATCCGTTCCTTGCGTTTTACCTGATTGCTCAACTGTGGGGGCCGGTTGGCTTGCCACTGGCTGAGGGGCAGGATTTGAAATTGGTTGTGATGCCGACTGCGAAGAAGCAATAGGCACGGAATTAGATGGCGTAGGAATTGATGGTAAAATCTGGCCACTAAGTAAAGCCTGATCATTTGCGTTCATAGCATTAATATCTGCCATTTTTCTTTCTCCTTCTTTTTTGTATTATGCCACCCTTAATTGAAATGCTTTTTTTGATTCACTAATTTTTCTTCTAGTATTTTCTGAAACAAGATGTCCTTTAAGTCTCATGCTTATATTGCATCTGTGTTCTTCTGACAGGGATTTTCCTTTATGTGCCTCAGATAGTTTGCGCCGTGTTTCTAAAGAAAGATGTTTGCCAAAATTCCATGGTGATAAATGTTTCCCGTAAAAATAATTTTTATTACCCTTGAGTGCTTCACTAAGTTTTTTACGAGTCTCTTGGGAAGGATATTTACCTTTTTGTGCTTCCGATAATTTTCGTCGGGTTTCCATAGAAGCATGTTTGCCATAATTCCAATTCTTTTCACCTTTTCGTGCTTCGGACATTTTGCGCCGCGTCTCTTCCGAACATGTCCGTCCTTTTTGTGCTTTAGACATTTTTTGTAGCTGTTCTTCAGTAGGATTATGCCCTGTCATTCCTTCACCACCCAGAGTTCCATTAACCAATTTCACGTTTTCTTCTCTAAAATACTTTATCCATGCAATTTCTTCTTTAGAACCATCACCTTCAACCTCTCCGATTAAAAATATTAAGGGCCATTTCCCGCGTGATAAAACAGAACGAATCCAATTACACCGATGATTTTTTAACCCATTACGAGCTTCAAATAAATGAGCAGAAAAACGCTTACTCAAGTTCTTTATCGTCTTACCAATATACCGAATGTTTCCATTCTCGTCTTGCAAGGAATAGATTTTAGTTCTCATTTCTCCTTCTTTATTGATTTTTGAATTTGCATACTGACTTTAGAGATTTTTTCCGAAATGTCAAGCATTTTTTTGTTTTTAATTGAAATTTCATTCTCAAGAAATTCTTTGGAATGAGACAAAAGTTCGCACTCATTAAACTGCGCTTGGCACTCACGATGGAGATTGATTTCTGACGCATCAATAGTCATACGCTTCTCAAGCAAACGTTGTCGCTCTCGCCCAAGCACTTCCTTTTTGAAAAATTCATATCCGTCTACTTGGAATCCGCGAACGTCAGCTTCTAACACTTTTATTTCAGCCTGCAACTGAACTAAGAATTTACGTTGCTCGGACAACTGCGAATTAAGAACATCCAACGGAACTCCGCTATACGGATTATTAAATTTATCCATCAATGCCATTATGACACCTTTTGTTGTTGCCATTCTTCCATTGTTTTGTTGCTCTTGGATACATTATCAGACCACCATAGCGGTTGTAAATTAGAAAGTCCCCAACATACCTTAAACTCCGCATCTTCGGAAGTCTTAAAATTAAACCGTGATTTTGGAACAATATGATCTATATGCCAACCAAAACGCCCATAATTATCCCAAGACATGCCGTCTTTAAACTTAGATTCAAGATGCTTTTTCAAATCTCTCAAAGTATATCCGACCAAACTTTCCCAATGGCGACCAGATTTATTATCACGCAAAGCATCATAAAGTCCACTTCTAAAAGCATCTTCTAATCGGAAAGAAACAGATAATCGTTTTTTCTTGGCATAATATCTTGCTCTTGCCAGAACCTTTTTTCTGTTTATTGTGCGATATTTTTTCAAATATCCTTTCTGTTTTTCTGGATTATCTTTACGCCATTTCCTTCTTCTATTAATAGTGTTTTGTTTGTGATCTTTTTTTCTATCTCTTTCACGAGCTAATTCTATATTTTCGCGTCTCCATTTGCGAGCATTTGATCTTATTTTATCCTTGTTATTTATCTGCCATTCTTTTATTTGTTTATTTCTTCGTTCCTTATTTTTTATATACCATTGTGCTGAATATATTTTTGCACAATTTTTACAACGGTTATTCTCATCTAATTCAAAACCGCATTTTATACAAACTTTATTCATAATTAAAGTGGCTGATTGACTCCTTTCTGAACTGATCGGTTTCTATTTTGAAGGTTTTGAGGAGCCGCCAATCCGCCTTGTTCTACCGGAGCACCCATCGGAGCACCGCTTTGATTTTCTAAAGAAGGCGGACTTATAATTTCTTTTAAATTACTTATTCCTGCTGACTCTGCTAACTCTGTATTTAAAGCAACTTGATCTATGAGAGGCGAAGCATTCCATAAAGGATAAAGGGACATAAGGCGTTGAAATTTCTGTGCTTGATCAGCAGAAGATTTTGTGCCATTACTACGCACAACATATTTGTCCCCCAAATACGCTGAATCAATTTTACGCCAACCCATACCATTAGGCGAACGTGCATCCCTGACGAACTCTTCATCATTGATATATTTATCGCCCAAAATTAATAATTGACGCGCTTCTTGGCAGAGTCCTCCAAATTCTAAGAGCATACTTTCTGCATCAATTCTTCCCGAAACCTGATTTATAAAGGAAAGTGCGCCAGTTGCGGTTGAACTTGCAGTATTGCTTCCTGTCATATTTTTTGCCATGTCAGGCGATCCGCCGATAACTTCCATCAATTCTACGAACTCGCGATCCTCCATGAAAGTCTGCGGAGAAACTTCGGGCGCACGGTCATAATAAAATAAATCTTGCAACCTTACGTTTTGTAATGAAGCAGGAACGTGATATATGCTGTAGGGCTTATCATAAAAATCGCTGTCGCTGTGGCCAGCGAACATTTGTTCCCGAATCCACTTGGCAGGAAACATCACTCTTCCTATGTGATCCAACCTATAATTTCTGTTGAGCAAGTAGGCTACAATAATATCTTGCACCATTTCGATGGCACCAATACCCATCCAGTTGTCAAAGTCATTGGTAATACTATACTTAGAAAGAGAAAGCATCTTGTCTCCAAGTGGCAACGGCCCTTTAAAAATCATAAAGTTGTCTTGGACGATAATGCGCCAGCAATTATCAATACGCGAATGCCAATGAACTACGCGCCTCTTACAACCTTTTTCTTTTCCACCCGTTGCGCTAATAAACTGACTCCGCCAATCATTTTTCCTGTCACCATACGAAACGCCCCCGATGACACGAAATTTTTCTTCATATTCATATCCGATGTGCGCTTCGTTTTGAACAGCAGTTTTGAAAAGTTTTTCCGCTTCGTCTTTTTGAAAACCTTCAAATTTAGATAATGCTTTGAGCTGGTCATCATCCATCCAATCTACGTGGAAAAAATACGGAAGAGCATCATCATCATCTGGGTCTTGCGGATTTATCTTTCCGCCAACAGGCGCAGGCAAAATTTGAAAGTAGTCAATGTTACGTGAACCAACATACCACTTGCCTTGTTTATTTTTACGTGCAAATGGCATTCTATAGCCCGTGCCACAAACCAACGCAGAAAGAAATGTTGAATCAATATCGTAAAGAATGTTAATCTTGTCTTCGTCTTTTAACAATGCACGTAACCAAGCTTGTGCGTCATCAACACCAACTTCATCAAGGGGCGTCTGTGCTTCAAGGGAAACGAAGTCCTCGCCAGCAAAAACATTTTTTTTCAACTTAGGCAATCTATCTTCAATCATAGCGAAGGCTTTATTCACCATGACTTGACTTGACGTTGCGTCTAACTGCCATGGGCGTTTGCCTCTAAACAAATTGTAATACGCTATCGCGGCATCGAAATAAGGTGTACAAAATGTTGCCGCGTCCTGAAATAAATTTTGGAATAAGACTACATCAGAAAGCAACTGTGTACTAGGAACTGGCATTATTTCTTCCCGCTTTTTTTCTCAACACCTTTGATAGTCCCGGCGTTTTTTGAAGCATAGAACACCTGTTCTGCTTTATATTTATCGCCGTACCACGACTTCATGTGTTGTAAAATAGTTTTTCCTTTGGCCGTAAGAGGCATAGTTTTCTCCTGTAAAAAAACAGATTTTTTCTTTCTGACGGGCATGATATACTATCCGTTGTGGTTTGTCAAGATTAAAATTAGAACTTTCTACCTTTAACAAGTTGCTCGGCCATGCTCTTCTGTTTGTATGGACTGCTCCAACCAAACGCCCCTGTTTGTGGCATCGGTTTGCCCAGTTGCCTCCGCCAGTCCTGCTCGCGTTCGGGTTGTGATACAACAGTGGTTTTGGGCGGTTCCCATTCACTAAACAAAAAAATGATTGTATCTAAACGATCTGGACTATCACCAGTCCTTGAACGGTGTTTTGGTTTTTGCTCAAGCTTCACCTTGTTATGTTCATCTTGGAATTTCTTGCGTTGACGAAATTGTTTAAATAAAAGCGGATCATTCGGCAATCGCAGAATATCTTTACATTCAGAAATCTTTTCCTTAAACGTATAATGATCTTCGGTCATACGATCAGCATATTCTCTTTTATCAATCGGCTCTTGGTTTGACATGTAACGTCGTATTGGCCGATAACCCATACTTTCTAAATTATCAATTATTGCATGGCCTATACCGCCGCTATCGGCAAAACAGTTGAATGGTTCGCACTTATGTTCACGTAGTTTTTCAACAAATATCCGCGCCAATTTTGCCGTATCCTGTTCACGGAATTGTTCCCAACATACAATATCGTTGCCATTGATTATACCAATACATTGTTCATCCCCGCCTCCGGAAAAATCTAATGCCGCCCGTATTTCACCATGTTTTATCGGCGCGTTGCCACTCATTGCCTTCCGTATCAAATCAACGTCGTGGTTAGTAAAAACATAGTTTTCGTCAGTATCACGCCAAAACTCACCACCAAGAAATGATTTAATGAATGAAGAATTTTCACCATGTTTTTTGATCAATGCCTGCCGAAATGACAGTTTTTCAGGTGTAAGCAAGTGTGGACACATTGTCCAATCAATCTTCCGACGATACGTCCACAATTCGTCTTTACTGCCATAATGCGCCCCTTCACGTTTGCTTTTAATAACTTCTTCCATTGCATCATAAAACGGCCCAGAATCCTCACCGGGCGTTGAAATAACCAAAAACCAGTCGGGGTCTATGCGATACGCGGCCTCAAAAATCTCGTGGCTGACAGATTTTGCTTCATCTATAATTATGCAAGCCGGAGTCCATTGCCCGTGATTCCAACTGCCATGCAAGCCTTCCATTGTCTTCGCGTCCTTTGGAACACGCATTGTCCATTTACTGCGGTAAGTATGACCATTGATTTCTACTTTAGGAGCAGTAACGGTCATATCGCTTGGAACTAAAGTCCATCCATGTTTCTCATACGGACGCAACTTCGCCTCAAGATATTGCCATAATTGCTCTTTGATTTGTGGTTCTGCACCGGCCGTGCTAAAAACCTTTGCACCAGGAAAAGCGCACATGATTGACAATCCCAGTAACGGAATTATCACGTTTGTCTTGCCAGCCTCATTGCAGGTAGAAACGGCACACCGCGCCCGTGGTTTGCAAATATTTTCAATTACCTCGTATTGCCAATCGTAAAGCGGTTCGGGCATGTCGAAGAAATGAGTCATGACAAGCGGGTGATTAAGCAAGTTGAACTCGGCAATGCCCTTTGGTTGTTTCATTGTCTATCAATCTACCAGAACCGTATTGTAAAATCAAGACAAAAATAGTAGTTGACTTAAATTAAAAATATGGTATATTTCCATTCCATGAGCGCAAGAACTGTTTTCACCATTAACAATTTCAGTCCCCGTCGTGGCACGATTCCCTCGCGGTATCTTGCGCTCAAACACGGCGGGGACGTTCTTTTTTAGGAGGGGGCTGAATGATTAAAACAATATTACACTTATGTGCCGACATTGGAAGCGACAGTCAACCATACAAGGATAATGGATATAATGTAATTTGTATTGGAAAAGACGTTGGTGTAGAAAATTATCACCCACCAGAAAACATCTATGGAATTATTGCCAACCCACCTTGCACAATGTTCTCCATTGCCAGAACAAACGCAAAGACCCCCAGAGATATGAAACAAGGAATGTTCTGCGTTCATCATTGTTTAAGGATAATTTGGGAAAGCCAATATTTTATGAAAGCAAAACACGTTCCTCATAAATTAAAGTTTTGGATGATAGAAAATCCAGAAACAAGTTATCTAAAACATTACTTAGGAAAACCGGCATACACATATTGTCCTAGTGAATTCGGGGCTAATTATACTAAAAAGACAGCATTATGGGGATTATTTGCCCCCCCCCCTAAAACCATTTTGGATTCCAGTTCCGCCACAACATAAAAGTGTTTGCGAAGTATTCCCAAAAATGAATTATAGAAACAAAGAAGAACTGATGCACAAAAGAAGCGAATGTTATCAAAAATTTGCTCAAGCATTTTTTGAGGCCAACCAATGAGAGAGCGCCTTCCAGACACCCGAAAATCTATCACCCATAAATTAGTCATTCGCTACGTCCGTCCGAATGGCAAAACAGAACGACTACATTTTTACATAACAGTTGGACTTTTTCCAGATGGCCGTCCCGCCGAACTGTTTGTCACCGTCAACAACGGCAACGAGACGATAGCTGGCTTTTGCAAGGTCTGGGCCATTGCCATTAGTCTATGCCTTCAAAGTGGAGTAACCGTTACAAAATTATTTGACAAATTTGCATTTCAAGATTTTGAGCCAAAAGGATTCACGGAAGGCGTAGAAATAAAAACATGTAAATCAGTTATTGATTATATAATTCGGTGGATGATGGCGGAATTTGGAGGCAAGAATGAACAGTCAAATTGAGACAGAAAAGGCACTTATTGGTGCGATATTGATTGAGCCGTCCCGCGTACTAGCTCTCTGCCAAAAGAAGCATCTAACTAAAGATGCTTTTAATGACCAAGACCTGCGCGAAGCCTATCATCGTTCCTGTCAAATGTTAACAAACAACCAACCGATTGATACGATTACGCTTGCCACTAAACTTGAATTTGACGCGCTCCCCTTGCTAAATAAATGCTTAGAAAACTCAACATGGACACACGCAGAATCTTACGTTGACATACTTCTTGAAGCCCAAACCAAAAGAAAGCTTTTAGAGTTTCCAAAGAAAATTACCGACTCAATCCGCGCCGATCAACACCCGCAAGATGTTATTCAG